GCGTGTGCGTTCGTGTGTGTAAGTAAGTAAAGTCGTGGGGACTCTCCGGATTCCAGATGGCGCACGGATCCGTTTTGGCGAGTAAAACGGATACGGGAACCGGGATGGGAATGAACAGCCTCACACACGACAGATTATTACAGCCAAAAACAGAAGAAGAACCATGAGCATCATCCACAACAACAACAACATCATCGACAATCAGGAGGAAGAGGACAACTATTACAGGTACATGAGCCGGAACGAGGAGCAGGAGAAACTGGAGAATGAGCTTGCGGCGTACGACCGCGAGCTGGACCTGCTTCGCGAGCAGGAGATTACAGATCATCTGGCGGCGGCGGCGAACGAGTTGAGCGCCATCCGCGAGGAGGAGGAGGAGGAGGAAGAGGAGACGCAGCAGGTGGCGCAGATCACGGTGAACGGCATCTTCCGCTACGAGTTGTTCTGGCTGCCCGACTCGAACGAGTTGCGGGTCGAGATCGACCAGGACCGCAAGGGGAAGCCCATCTACTACTGGTACCCCGACACGATGTCGGTCATCACGTCTCTCGCGAATCTGATGGGATGCGACGAGGACAAGATTAAGATTGAAGGTCTCGCGATCTTCGGCGAAGGTCGCGCGGGCGTGGAGGCCGAGGCTCTACCGTATGAGGTCGAGACGTTTATGAAGAGCACGTGGAACGACTACGCCAGCGAGAAGTACGCGGTGCAGTTTAATGTGAACCTCCCGGAGAAGGAGGAGGAGGAGGAGGAGAAGACGGCGATGGGCACGTGCGGCCACGCGGAGTCTGATCTGGCGTGCAGTGCGCAGACGTGCGGGCGGCAGATGACGGAGGCCGCATTCAATCGGCGACTTGAAGAGGTGTGGCGCAACAACCACCCGACGCGGCACGGGCTGGACGGGACGCAGTGCGACTGCTTTGAGTGCGAGCGGGCGAACGAGATGCCCGCGGGAATGGAGCCGTGGCACGAGAGTGTGGAAGAGGACCGCCTGCCGACTGTCTACGAGTGCCTGAACCTGCCGAAGCGGATCTCGGACGCGCTCATTCGCAACTGGGTGGCGCGGCAGCCCGACGAGGACAAGGCGTGTGCGGAGGCCGCAGAGTTGAGCATGACGGCTCGCAGGATTGCCTCGCAGATGTAAAAAAACAAAAAGGACATTCACAAAATATGGATATTTTTAAATTTTTACATGGTAGATACAATCCAAAACGTATGGACTCTATCTGCCAGCAGTGTAAACTATCTCTCCCTGAAGTTGATTGGTTCTGCAAACTATGCTGGGCGACGAACTACTAGTAACTTTTCGAGAATAAGAAGGACGAGAACGATCGCATAAATGACCAGTAGGACCTCGAAGTAGAGGAGGACGTACGGTGTAGGATCTATTTTGGTTCTTATACTTCTCATCCAATGATTTTCATGTCGCGCTGATCGATGTGGAATGGGGCGTGAATGATGGGAACCATACACAGATGTCTGACTTCTGCGGCAAGAGGAGTGCGGCGATCGTACAAAAGACTCTCCACTGAGGTTGGGAAGTTAGCATAGTACGGCGATGATCCCGAATGGCTTTTCACGACGTAAAGAAACCGCAAGAGTTCATCGATGGTATAAATGAACATGGTGTAGGATCCATTTCTGACTTCTGGTTTAAATCCAAAATTATCAGTAAGAACTTCAATCAAAAGTTTAGACGGCTGGAATCCAAACAGTTCCTCAATCGTTTCGCGAAAGGCAGTTTCAATGAGAGTTTCGTTGCCCATCGGTTTTCCGCCAATACCACTGATCATCTGCTTATCGGGTTGATGGCCCATAAGCACATGGGTCTCGCTCTTGAAGACAATCCCTGCCGACATGTTATTGTTTACATGATCAGGATGTTGGTAAAAGGGTATCCATCACCGACCTCGAAATGGTGGCGGTAATGACTGTCGCGTAAGACGACTGGGAGTTAGAAATATAGGACAAGATGGTCGTACAAATGGGACTGCCAGTGGTAAACATCCCCTGGACAAACCCAAGCCATCCGTCGGGGACACATACCGCAGTATAGACTTTAGATGCTCCGTAATGAGTGGTGTACGTCAAAAGAAACGTTCCCGCAAGTCGGAGAACGGGAGTAGCAATGAGGTCATACATACTTACTTCTTCTTACGACTTTCTTGTTGTTCCTCATCGAGATCGTAAAAAGCCATGGCTGTAAGTTTGGGAGACCGTCTTAAGGTCTCCAACTGTTTATTTAATCCATTATCGCGCGGTTTGGGGCGGGGCGGCAAGGGAGGTAAAAAGGTTTTTATGATATGGATAAGTTCAGACGGAAGCGCGCGAATCCGCTGGTCTAGATCTAGATCCATTACCCCGTGGCCTGTTTTTAATCAATCATAGGCGATAGAGGGACACCAATTCCTCGCGGACTTTATCTCATTCTTGACGTATTTCTCCGCAAACTCAATGAAATCAATCAGATCGTACTCGGGAAGGGCATGGGTATACTTCAAGAGATTCAAATGAATGAGTTCGGCAAACATTCTTAGGGATTTCTCGGATCGGTCGGTCATGCGATTCGGAAAGTGTTCGGTGAAGACGCGGGAGAGGGTGGAAGAAAGTTCCCCCGTATCAGGCCAGGCTCCGTTGAGTTCCATGATCCTGCGACGAAGATAGCCGCAGAAGACGAGATTAATGAGGGCGATTTTGTGGTCAAACTCCATGATCATTGTGTGTTGTTCCACGAATACAATTGAAAAATATCCGTTTTAGTTTTGTTTCTTCTGCTCTACTCACTCGTCGGAGAGATCGAAGAGTGTACCTGTAAAGTAAATCCAGCCGTCAAGATTGTCGGGTTCCCAGTTCTCATCGTAGTTGATCGCCATCATCGCCTGGGCCGCATAGAAGTCGTCGTCATAGTCGGGAATGTTCATTGTGCTGGGGCTTATCTACTTTCTAGATGGCTTCTGGATCCGTTTTGGTTTTCACGGAAAAAGTATGAAACTCATATAATGAGTGGGACTCCAAATTGGAATCCGCCGCTGCAGACGAGCAGCGCGAGGTTTCCACGGAAGGCCGTGGAGACTCCTCAGATTCCTCCCAATACAACTGTTCGCCCAAGACCTGGTACTTCCTTCCAGCCAGTCTACCCAAATCCGATCACGCAAATTCCAGGTATTTCAGCCAGCACGGATCCTTCTGGGGCTCTTTCCGTCTATCACCAACTCTATACGTTGTCGTCCGCAACCAATATAGGGTACGGAGATGCGATTGTACACGGAGGCCGACGCGGTGTCCCTACGCCGACCGTGAAAGCCGTGAAGACGGCTGAGCGGTACCTTGTCTTTACGGTGGCGTTTGCGTATCCAATGACGGGAACGGACCATTTCGTGTTCACATTCCTGAATATGAACACGCAGGAAAAGACGGTCAAGAATTTCCAGCCGGCAGTAGAGTACATTGTCGGCGGGCTTCTTCCGGGCGTGTTATATTTGCTAACGGTCGCCCCTGTTGTGAACGGAATCACGTATCCTGGGTTCACACTGCGGGATCCCTTGACGATCAGCGCGGTCTCGGAGAAGAACGTCCAATTACAGGGTGTGACCATAACTGGTGGAGATAAGTATGCGAAGATTTCGTGGGCGAACGCGACTCCTCAACCGCCAAACGCGTTTGAGGTGACCACTGTGGCTATCGACGATACGTTCGGAGACACACAACAGATTCTGACGGTGGTTCCTACGTATCCTGCGTCTCCCAACCCTCCCTTGAATTATTCAGGTTCCGTCCAGATCAACAACTTGACGAACGGGGTTGCGTATACGTTCACGATCACTCCGGTTCACTATAACGATGGACTTTACGAGTACGGCCGGCCCACCACACTTCCTCCGTTTATCCCAGGTCCGCCGGGGGATCTAGTGATTACCGGAACAACTGCGGGGCAGTCTTCGATTACCCTCAACGTAACATACGATACCGCGACGCATCCCTTTCCGGACTTGACGACGGTTACACTATATAAGTCAACGCTCACAACCCTGTGCTCGCTGGTTGGGCAGTCAACCACAGCTGTCCAGGATTTTTCACAGACGTACGCTTCGTTCACGACATCGACGGGTCTGTTCACTGCCCAGGGGTTTGCGTCTATTGCGGCGGCCGTAGCAAGTTCACCTGGAAGTATTCAGGTGGATCTTTTGAACGATAAGGGGTATTGGTACACGTTCCCGCTGACGGATGTAAGTACTGGGGGATTGGGGTACACGTTCGGAAACTCAAACTTCGTGAAAACAACGAACCTCCTGTCGACGGCAAGTTCGTACAGTGTACTTTTCCGATCGGTGAACCTATCCGGAACTGGAACGTCGTACCAATTCAATTATGCCCAGACGTCTCTAACAATATCCAGTCTTCCGCTGGGATCACTGTACACGCTCGTAGGAACCAATTACGCGAACGGGCTATCCAGTCTAATCTCAGCGTACGCAACCACCGCGATTGGTTCTCCGGATTCTCCGAGCACTATAGTGTCTAAACCCGGAAACCAGTTAGTGTCCTTATCGTTCACGGGATATAATCCGGCAGGGACGTTTCCTCGACCTGTCTCGTATCTCTACACGGCGATCAATACGGGAAACACGTATACGAGCATCAACTCAAACATTCTTATTCTCGGGGTTCCAAATAGTACGTTGTACACGATCGGGATCCAGGGGTTTGCGAACGGGCTCTACGGTCCGTCTGGAACCATTACGGTGACTCCGGGACTTCAACCCCCGACAAACTTATTTGTCTCCTCCATCTCAAACTACGACTTAACAATCTCGTTCGCGCCGGCAGTTGGAGGAGCAGACTATTATCAGATTCAGAACCAGTTTGGGCTCTCGACCGGGTTGTCGGGAGGCCTCTACAAATTCCAGAACCTATCTGCGGACGTGGGATACATCTTTCGGGGACAGTCGTTTGCCTACGGAGATCCGATATACACCTTAATCTCGACCGATCCATCTGCGTCTATTATGGAAGTATCGACATCGTACGCCCAGTTTTTGGTCAGTCCGTCAGTTGCTACGCTGTCGTACGCGTCCACAATGATCACGAATCTTCAGTACTATGCTCCGTACAATTACACGATCTCGGGAGGGGGGACTAGCTATTCGTTCAAAATTACGTCAATGACGCCGGTGTATGATGTCTCTGGGACCCTTCAGTGGTACAATATCGCGAACACGTCGGCTCCGAAAGCGGTAGCGACGTTTTCAGGGGCAACGACGTACTTCACAACCCTGTCGTCGACTATCGCCCTGTATCCGGGAATGGTTCCCAGCATAAATTCTGGGATAATTTCTAGCTCGGTCTCTTTACCCACTTCGCCATCGGCGTATGTCGGACCTCCCGGATCTTTATCAGTAACGGCAAGCGGATACTCTTCGCAGCGATTGTTCTTTATAGTGACTCCGTCTGGACCCGTGATTCCTAGCCGGTACGACTATACGGAAATAACGGGGAAGAACATCAGTGGATCCTCGCTGTCTAGTAATATTGTGATTGAGAATCTCACGAATGGAAGTTCGTACACGTTTTCTGTTAGCGCATTTGTAAATCAGGTGTACGGTCTAACCGGAATTTCGGCAGGTCCGTTCGTGCTCAATACGACCGCACCGTCCAACGCCAGTGCCACATTCTCAAATACGACGGCAACGGTCACGTTTTCCGGGTACGTCGGACCAGGAATCACGTATACCGCAACGATGTACGCAAACGGGTATCCGGGAACAATCGTTCAGACCGCGAGTGGGTTTACAGGAACTTCGTGGAGATTTGATCCGTCAGGAGTAAGTCCCGCTACCAAATACGGGTTCACGATCCTGGGAGTTCAGGCAGGTATTTCCAGCGTCATAGATATCGTCAACCCTATCATTGCCGGACCACCTCTGACTCCCAAGAACATCCTCACAACTCTCTCGACAAACTCGGTGACGTTCAATTGGTCATCGGGTGATGTAGGGTACAACCAGTACGGGGAAACTTATACAGTGACCGAATACCTTTCCAACAACGGAGTGTGTAACGCGACTGGACTGGTACGTTCAGGACTCGCAAGTCAGACGTACACGATTTCATCGGTCATTACCGCATCCGGAACCCAGACATTTTTGTACGGTCAATGGCTAGAAACGAGTCCAGGGTACGCGAGTTTTATCCTGTCCAATACACCCAACTTCACCGATAGTCCGATCGGAACAAGGGTTTCTTCTAACCAAATTTACCTCACTCTCCAGCAGTCCGGGCTCGTGTATACGTTCCCTCTATCCACCGTAACGCGCTATAACGACTCATCCAACATCTATGCGAACACAAACTACGCAAAGACTCCGGGTGACGTGTTCAATCCAACTTTATCTGTAAGTGTAACCTATTCGTACGGCACTGGACCTCTAAACGGCGGAACGTACTCCTATGCCTTCACATCGTACGCAAACCAGGTATCCAGCCCTCAGTCCAATGTCGGTGCTACTATGTTCGTGCTTCCCGTGGCTGGTGTCCCGAGTGTTTCGGTGGTAGGAACCGCGGCCACCATTTCGTTTGCGCAAGTAAACAATCCGGCCGGGACGGTTTACCGAGTCACCAACAATTACGGGGCAACGGTCAGTAGGGCGCCGTACACGTTCGCGAATTTATCGGTGGGTATTCCGTATACGTTTTCCGTCGTGGCGTCAAATGGAGTATTCGTGAGTGTTTCGTCAGAACTGACGGATCCTCGGATCTACGTAGGTCCGCCCCCGATTCCTCTAGTTGAAGCGTCGTATTTTGGTCAGGTTGCTTTAGTGAGCGCAACCGACACCACAATATCTCTCGCCACCGTCTTTTACGATACGGGTACGCAGAATACCGGCCAAACTGTGACTACCGCATCGCACGCGAACGTTATTCAGAACAGTAGTGGGGGGTTCTGGGTGAATACTCTTCCGTCCGGATACGGACCCATTAAGGATTCGAGTACCGGGTTTCTGTGTACGCAGGTTCCAAGTTACGCGATGTACAGCAATGAGGGGTACTCGAACGCCCTCTACCAATTCGCCGTCACTCCTTCTTCCGGAACGATCTCCGCCACGCTCTCGGCGTATACTCTGACCATAACCGGATCCTCGCTTTCCATCAAGAATGCGGCGGGGGTACAGGTGTATACCGGAACGACGCTGTCGGATACCTATCCTGTCCAACTCATTTCGTATTCGAACGGGTTCGGGATTCAGTCTGGGGCCGGCGGCGGAAACAATCTGCTGTACTATTCCCAAATTCCGGCCGGCTCAGATTCGTTAGTGTTCACGATGACTTCCCCCGCGAGTTTCTCGAATTTCCAGGTTTCACGCATACAGACCGTGGGTCCGGCCACCGTGTCTTACGGTATCGGCGATCAGTTTGGGCTGGTGTACACTCCATCTCTCCAAACCGCCACGTATACCCCAGCTGGACTCCAGTACACGTACGAAATCTTCGACATTCCCTATGCCGTCACGCTTACGCTGGGAATTACGCCGTACGCGAACAGCGTGGCGGGTCCCCGGGCCTACGTGGACGTCCACATTTTCACGGGATCGCCGGGAAAGCCGCAAGTAAGTATTCTAGATACGACGGCCACCATCACGGTTCCCCAGGTAGCCATAGGAAGTGTGGACAACTACTTCTTGGATATCATTACTGGCGGAACTACGATATCTACGCTCTCGGCAGTCGCCACCGCATCGGCGGCCTACATTTTCCAGTACCCCGGACTCTTATCGCACTCGAACTACTACTTTTCGGCATATGCGAAGTACCGCGGAACGCCCAGTACTCCGGTACAATCCGGACCGTACGAAGCCGGCAGACCGTTTTCTGGTTCTTTATTTCCGGGAATTGTATCAGCGATCTTCACTACATCAAATGTAGCCACGGGAACGTACACGATCTCAGCACTGGTTGATCCGGGCCAGAATTCGAATGCTTTGATCACCACCGGGGTATACACGGCCTCCACACTTGTAACTTCACAGTCGATCACCATAAGCCAGCAGAAGGTGTTCCTCTTCACAGTATCCAGCGGAGCAGTGTACGCACTGTCGACATCGGCATTCATGAACGGATACACGGCTACCCCTTCGAAACCATCGGTCACTTTAACCGCATCCCCGTTTCCTCCCCAGGCCGTTGGTCTAACAATATCAAGTTCAGATTACGGAGCAACCTATTACGGTGCGGTATCCATTACGGCCTCCTCGGCAACACCGAACGTCTCGTACATCTACGGATACATTAAGGACGGTTCGCTCAACCCGATTAACCCTGGAAACAATACCTTCTCCGTGACGTATGGTTCGGTGTACCAAGCGTACGCGTACACCGTCACAACGCTCGGAGGAACGTTATTAAGTTCTAACGTGTACTCGGGATCTTGTAACGTCTTCCTGTCTCCCCCCACAGACGTCCAGGCAGCGTACAACAATTCAAATATCACCTTGACGTGGTCAGGAGCAACGGATGGAAATACGTATTCTTATACGGTAACTGCCGGGTCTACGATCTCGCAAAACATACCGCGGGTATCGCCGACGGTCACATACTTAACGACGGCATCTCTGGGAACGACAACGACATTCTTTGTCCGAGGTCAGTCCGCCGTCAATCCTAGCGCATCAATCATCTATTCGTCCCCCGTCTCTGTGAGTGTAGCCCTTGTAACACAGTCGGTGAGTGCTTATGCTTCATACTCGGGCGCCCAAATCACCGTCAGTTTCAGTATCGCGTCTCTGACGACATTCAGTTCAGCGTACACGTTTGGCGTCACGTGTATTTGTGGATCGGTCACGAACAATACGCAGTTTTCGAGTCCTACAAATTTATATCAATCTGCCGGGTATGGATTCACGGCGAGTGGGTTCGGACAGTCGCTCGTGTTCTCAGTACAGCCATTACTATACGGAATCTATGGTCTTTCGGCACAGACCACCAGTATCAATTTAACAGCGTCGGCGATGATGAACGTTTCTCAGTCGTATACCGGCACTCAGTACACGATTTCCTGGTCGCAAATCGCCTCAGGATATTCTTATACTGTCCAGGAACTCTTTACAAACACACTCTCGTCGACCACGACTACCGGAACGTCCCTGAACTTCACACTTTCGCTGAATCTATCCTATCAGTTCCAGACGTTTGCGACCTACAACGGAATCCCGAGTGCGGTTACGAGCCTGTCGTCGATCTATACGTACACCAATCCAATTTCTGGATCTCCATCTACATCCTATGCTGGTAATTCTATTACGGTAAGTTGGTCGGCAGTCGCACAGGCGGATGGACATTCCCCGGATTATTATAGGATTCAAAACGTGTATCCCGGAGGACCATCCGTGGATGTTACGCGAGGACCTTCGAGTACAAGTAAAGACGTACCTGGTGTATCTGGAGGAAATTACGCGTTTACGGTCACCCCCTACTACAACGGGATAGCCGCATCAAACAACGTGTCCGGGATTCATATTGGACTCTACACCAATCCACCTACAAACGTCCAAGTGACGAACAGTGGATCGAATATCATTGTTACGTGGTCAGCGTCTACCGTTACGGCAAGCGGTCAGAATACGATTATTTACACCCTGAGCCAGACATCAGGGACGACCATTTTATCAGGAACAACGACCACCTCGGCGACCACGTACGCGCCGTCGCAATCCCTCACGCCAAACCCAAATGTGTTCTACAATTACGCGATTATAGCATCGACGAATGGGTTCGATAGTTCGGGGGCATCCGCAACCACGTGCGGTCTGGTGTACACTTATCCTCCAACATCCGTCACTCTCGATTATCTGGGAAATGAAACGCCTACATCCCACCCAAATCCGCGAACATCAACACTCGGCTACAACATTAGTCCAATCGTTTCATGGTCAAACAATACCTCACAGAAATCCACTGCTTTTTACACGATAACGATATCCGACACAACAATCCCGGCAAACTCTCCGACAAATACCGTACCCATCCAACCGAACGTATTTTCCTGGAAGAATCCAGTGGGGTCGCCGACTATAAATTTTTCACCGAGTAATGTGGGCGATTCCATGGTGCCCTACATCTACGCAACCAACAACGGATTACCGAGCATACCAGTATCGGCCGCCACACCTGTTCGAATTTTTACAGATAAGCCGGGGATTGTAGGATGCGGATTTGATGGACTGTACCGCATCACCATCAACATATGCCGCGGACCTACCGGAAACGCCCCCGAGTATTACATGGTACAGGAAATGAACAATGCCTTCTCCACTAACATAAATAGTTATCTGTACCCAAACAGTATCTTTACGATTTCTTACAGCACCGCCGAATCAACTGTTTTCCAACTTCCCCTCACCGGAACTCAAGGATATACGTACAATTTCCAAGTCTATGCGACCCAAAAAGGGGTGTACAGTACAGTCAATACGACTCTTTCATCCTACAAACTCGCAACAACGGCAGTTTCGAACACGGCCGTGACCTATTCGGGCACCGCAATTACGTTCTCGTGGTCAGACGCCCCTCAGCCAGCCTATGACGGATCAACTTCGTCACCAAACGGAGGATACACGATCTACGTGACCCCTGGGAACCCGTATGTCCCTCTCGCGAATTTATATTACAGTACGTCCTACCAGTTTGCGGGGATTCCCGGTCAAACGTACTTTTTCACGATTGAGGCTGTACATAACAACATTACCAGTTCGCCGACACAGTCTCCTTACGTAACACTGTATCAACCGGTCGTCACTAATCTAGCAGCGACCAACTCATGCTCGAACGGTGCCGATGTCTCGATGATTCTCACGTGGACTCCCGACATCCTCAATGCTTCGGGGGCAAAGTACTATGCGGTATCGTACAACCAGTCGAGCGGTACAATCAACGCATCGACGACGGCCGCCAATGCGTCTACCATAACCTTCACAGGATCCATTGGAGTGACGTACTCGTTCTTCGTTCAGGGAGTTTACCAGGGAATCAGCGGACTTGCGCAGTCGGTCCAGATGACGAACGCCCGTCCGAGTATTACCTCGTTCAGCCTCACGAATCTGGGGAACAACATTTTCGCCCAGTATACGGTGACTCCAGTCGGAAGCCCGGTCACACTCTCCGCCTACAATACGTCAACATCCACTGCGATCACCAGTATTTCATACACGAGCGCCACCACGGCCACGATTTTGGTTTCGGCGTCCACGGAACCAGGGTACAAGTACACCATATCGGCCACGGCCACGTGTAACGGCATACCCAGTACTGTATGCGGAGCACCCTACACGATGATTCAGCCCAACAAACCTTCGTCAATATCCACTGTCTACAATAATGCCCTAGTCTCGGTCTCGTGGGCATCAGCTACCAATGCGTCAGCGTACACGTTTGTCGCCTACGATCTGTCCACGAACCAGCAGACGAATATCCAAACCTATATTCCCCAGACGTACACGACCTTCGTAGGAACACTGGGACATTCGTACAGCCTTTCGGTGACGGCGTATTCGTCGACCTACATTCCCAGTGTAACGGCAAATACCTCAATGGCGATCGTGATTCCGCAGGCTCCCTCCGGTCTTTCTCTCTGTAATGCGGGGGCGTTGGTCACAGTGACGTGGACGACAGATGCGTCAAAGTACAGCAACTACTCGTTCACGGTGGTGAACGCGTCAAGTGCCGGAACGATCTTTTACCAGTCGTTGTTCGCAAACAGTGGCGACACGTTCTTGGCGGCGGTAGGACAGACATTCCGCGTGAATCTGTTCGGAACATCACTCTGTAACGTGACGAGCACGACTTCGACGGTGAGTAGCCTGTTCATTTACCAGCCGTCGATTACGTCTGTGACGGCGACAAATGTGGGTGCGGACATCACACTCACATTTCCCCCGGATTCAGATAAGACAAAGACCTGCGAATACCTCCTAACAAACAATTATGGCTATTCAAACCTTCTGTATTCTGCGAGCGGGTTTTCTAGTTCGTCGTATACGCAAACTATATCGGATAAATATACTCAGACCGCAAATGGATACATCTCCTACACTGTCGTCAACTGTTCGTACGTTCTTGCTGGGTATGCCTACCTGTTCACGGTAGTCCCTTATTACCGTCTGGTCCCGGGTCCGGGTGTCCAAACGCCTACCGTGAACCCGATCACATTGTACAAACCAACGACTCCGGGACAATTTATGGTCACAAACCAAGGAAGTGATCTTCTCCTCAGCTGGCAGTCTTCGTCGATTGATACCTCACCTGTCCCCACACTGGTTCCCTCGTACAAAGTAGAGGTGTCGCAGGTGACTCCGAGCGGAACCTGGCCGAACGTGACCTCTCCCAAGTATGTAACAGGAACATCCACGACGTTTGGGGGATACAATTCGACCGCAGGACAACTCTCAGTTTCCGTCACCGCCATCATTCCTGGATACGATACGAATTTTACCGGATCGTATATCTATGGATACACCGCCAATAAGACGTACACGATTCCAGACCAGACCAGCGTATCTATAAAACAGACTGACCCGGTGAACCCGCAGATTTTGAGCGTAACGATTCCTCCGATGGCGGCTCCTTGGATATGGTTCCGAACAACAGCAGTTGGAGTCACTAGCCCAGTTAGATATACAGTTGTTTCTAATCAAGATAATACGCAATCTATTTTTCAGACGTGCAACGTCACGGTCAGTACTGGATTGTACTACACAATTTCCGCATACGGATGGGTGGACGGTACAACCTTTCCGGGCCCGGCGAGCGCGATCGCCATCGCAAGCGCGAACCCGAATCCTTACCCCGCCACAACGTTTAACGTCTCCCTTGCGTCAATCAAGACCTCGCATTCTGGAACAACAGTGACCGTTTCGTGGGGGGCGGTCGCACAGGCAGAATTTTACCAAGTCCAGGAGTATGATTCTATTGCCCCGTCAGTAGTATTAGGAGGTTCAGATTTGATTACCACCACAAGTTGGGTATCCACCATTACACCTCCACACGTGCCGGGGTCATCGTACAATTTCCAGATCACGGCGTTTACCGTATCAAACGCCAAGTTTGACGGACAAAGAATCACCTTGCCTTCAAATATTGCGAACAACTGTAACGCCTATTTCCCGACACTAACATCGGCGAGTGAAATCCTGTACATCCCTGGACCGGTAGTGAATCTAACTCCCACCCAATTTCTCCAAACCGTCAGTCTCACCTGGCTCCAGCCAAGTGTCTGGAATCCGCCCAATACGGCTATCACCACAACATCGGCAAACACAATTTACTTCATCCAGCAGTTAAGCGGTACCACGACCACCGTCTTAACAACGAAAACGATTTCAGGAGGCGGAAGTCTACCACAGGTATCGTTCAATATCAGTGCGGGCAGGACGTACACGTACACCGTGAGCACAACGTATTACGGAATCCCGACAACCACATCCACAACCGCTACCCTGACTACTGTGAACCCCTTGATACAGGTGTCCATTCGGGACGGAGGAGATACGAAAGCATACGTAACTCTTTCCGCAAACACCCCCGGAACGTGGACGTTTTATAATGGAAACACGGTGAACACACAGCAGTTTGTGACCAACTGTAACATAGGAACATTTGGAGCAGGAACAACAGTGCCTCCGAACGGAAGCTGTAATGTGTCTTTCATTGCGGATCTTGGAGGACTTTCAGTGAGTCAGAACTTGACCCAAATTACGTTTGTGAATCCTGCGATCACCACCTGTTCCATCACGGACAATTTCACGGACGGAACATTGACGCTTAACCTGGTAGCATCTATCGGAGGGTCGGGGACGTACACTCCGATAACATGGACGGTCCCATCAACAGTTGGAACACTGACTCTCTCCACATCTCCGGCGAACTCATCATCCACGACGGCGGTGTACAAGAAAGCCCTGGCGGCGCAGACGTACAATTTCTCAAATATTACGGTAGCCGCGGACGGGTTTCAGTCAGCGACATCTTCGGTTTCGTACACTACCCCGACGTTCACAGTGTCTCAGAACCCGGCCCAGATTACGATGGCGAATCCCAAGACACTGAATGCGTTCTTCTTTTCGCCGGAGTTGACGAATATTGGTCCTCCACGTACTCTGAGTGCTTCGCTCACACTATCATCCACCATCTCCTGGAACTTCCCTACTTCACTCTCAGGTGTCGGAACTATCGCATCCTATTCTCCCCTCACCGGTTCAGGAATCGTGAGCGTATCGTACACGACCGTAGGGGGTGGGACAACCGTCAGTTTCCCAGCGAACTCGGTGTCGGTGAATTACCAGGGGTACACTGTCTCCTTGGGAAGCGTGGTGTCGTATAACACACCGAATCCATCCGTGACGGTGGGTTCGACGGCAACACGTTTCGTGGATAATCAGAACGGAACGCTCACCCTGAATTTGTGTGCGGCCGGGTGTACTGGGGGGGCTGGCGATGTGACGTGGACAGTTCCGTCGTCGGTGAGCGGAAACGGGACATCACCAGACGCGTTAACCGTCAGTGGGTCTCCAAGTACAGGTGTGTCTTCATCGGTCGTGTACACCGGAGCCAAATATCTATCAACGTATACGATATCCACCGGAAATGTTAGCGTTGCCTACACGGGATACACCAATTCCAATTCGGCAAATATCGTATCCTCCGCAGTCTCTATTCCTCAAATTACAGCGATCAGCAGTAGATACTTCGGATGTACCGAAGACAAGGCTCTCACGGGAACGGACAGTATCACCGTAAGCGTGTCGGCCAACTTGGCGTCTACTTGGACAATTACGGCATGTACTGCTCTGACTCTGAATTCAAGTAGCGGACAAGGTTCAAAGGCAATCCAGTGGGCGTTCTCGGGGGGACTCAAAAACCTGTCGTATGACTTCGCGGTCGGATCGTGTAATACAACAGTCACCCTCACAAAACCAACCACGAACGTGACTCCTGCATTCAGTCAATTTACGTCCGGTGCTTCTCCTACGGGCGTATTAACAACCATCACCGGAGGGTCTGGGTCAACGTTTGTGGTCTTGGAAAGTACGAAAGTAACGAAAACAGATACTTCAATTACAGTAGATACTGGTTCCGCACTGACGACTGGAACACATACTGTCTCTGCCGCCGCAATCTCCAACGGAATTCTAGGAAACATATCGTCGTACCAGTTTGCTATATGCCCTACACCAACAAAAGGAACGATTACGTTAACAGCCCTTAACGAAGTTACGATTGCGTACACGCAAACAGATTCCGCAATCACATATCAACTTGTTTCAGGCTTTTCATCTCCTACTACGCCCGACACAACTCTTCCAAGCGGACAAACGGTCCAACTAACACAAACGGGAGGTACTTCATTCACATTGTCGTTAGATTCAATAGGTGCTAAGTCATTTTACATCATAGGAAAAACCACATTGAATGGGCAGTCGTATTTCGGTATCGGAAGTTCATTGATAACGTTTACTTACAAAAAAGATGAAAACATACTTTCCAGCCAAACTCCAGGTAGTATAGGTATATACACGTTCAATGCCGGCGGAACTCTCATACAAACGTTGATGAATGCGACACTCACATCCGGAAAGGGAGGGAATGGTTCCGCCACAGAGTTTTTCAGCGGCGGCGCCGGTGGGTTTGGACAGACATACACTATAAACGGTTGGACTGGTCTACAGAATGGCCAACAGATTTGGTTAGTCCCAGCAAGTGACGGCGGCAATGGCGGCAATGATTTTGAAGGTCCTGGACTCGGAGGCGTCGGAGGAAGCGTATCGTCCGTCGTGGGCGGCCACGGTGGCGCCTCCAGCGGCTTTTCCGGCACCGGCGGGGGCGGCGGAGGTTCTTTATATATTTTCACGATCCCAGCCTCCTTTGCAGTAATTATACCAGGCGGAGGCGGAGGCGGAGGCGCCAGCAGCATCAGCTCAACCGTTGGCGTCGGCGGCGGCGGCGGGGCGGGTGCACGCAATACAGGAGGAACCGGTGCTGCGGCCGGCATTGATGGCTTAAATGGCGGAGGCGGCGGACTTGGAGACTATGGCGGTGGAAGCGGTGGGCGCGGGGGGGTCACTAACCCGTTCAACCCTTCAGTCGCACATCCCGCTGATCCCGGAAGTAATGCATCAGAAGCACATGTGACTGGTTCTGCCCCACCTGCGGCATCTGCTGTTGCTACTACTGGCGCCGGATTTTCTATCAATATATACTGGATTACTACATAACCTCCAAATCCTCAACCCATTCAGTTCCGTCTGGAACATCCGATGCCTGTGCGTAGACCGCCACCGCAATCTCGCTGAAATGACCAACAGTGTTGACAGCAATCCATACCTTCTGACTCGCCGGAACCGCGCACTCCGGCACCTCAACAATCCGCGCCCAGCGATCAGAGTTGGTACGCATAGCGAGACAACACTCGTATTCGGCAACCTGACGATCGTACGTCGCCAAACGGCAGTTCAGGATATCGCCGTCAGCCAGTGTGAACACGAGACAAAGAGGGGACGCCATTTTTGGTGTATCCTCGGCCACAAACAATCACGATTCGTTTTATCTAAAACGGATCGTGAATGGGAAGAAGGCTATTTAGGTCATACAAAATGAACGTGAACACACTCACGATCGATCAGGTGAACGCAGAACTCGTGTCTCGGCATTCGCGGACCTCGGGGACTCCAGAGGCACGTCGTCAGCGTCTCCAGCGGTTCCTGGACTTTGAGCACCAGAAAGAGCGCCGTGATCGGTTTGTGGATCAGATGAAGGCCGAAGCCGAGGCCGAAGCCGAAGCCGAAGCCGAACTGGACTGTTATGTCGGCTGTCCGTGTAATTATGAGGAGAAGGAGGAGGAGGAGCGCGTCGCAGCCGCCCTCCTTGAACTTCGTCAGGATGCCGAGTGCGCAGACTATTCTATGAAGTGTCTCAAGCAAGGGTTCGCCGATCTAGACGAGTGTTATACGTCGCTTGTGGCCGAGAACATGCGACTGAATCAGCGTATCAATACTATGGAGACTCGACTTGCCCATCTTGAGAACCGCTCGCCTCTCATGTCCTACCTACAAGAGTCCAACCCGCAGTGGGAGCTGGACACCGCGTTCTTGTCTTAAGCCGACGCAGACTTATACTTCTTCGCCAGTTCCTTGAGAATGTAGATATACTGCCAGATTGCCGACTTCGTGTCGGGGGAAAGAACGGACCAGTACGACTTGATTTTTGATACAATGTCCATTCCTTCATTGCCGTACTCGGTCGTGGTATAATTGAGCACAAAGTCCTCGTTTTTCGCATTGATTTCTGTCTCGTATTTCAGACCAACGTACTCATGAAACGTGTCGACGACCATCGTGGGGTTGGAGCGCTGGAGGAGGGAAATGTAGGTCTTGAACACTCCAAAATCAGGATCGTCGGGGAACATGTCCGCCAGTTCACCCACCACGTCGCTCAGTTGGTGGAAGAAACTCTTGAGGTAGACTGTGGCCGACATCTATATTGTATTAATGATCACCGAATCTGTAAATTACTGCCGCGCCGGAAAAAGGTGGGGCAATTTGGTATTTACTGCCTCGCCGGAAAAAGGTGGGGCAATTTGGTATTTACTGCCTCGCCGTGGGCTTGAACTCGGCTTCGCGCATCGACTGCATGCTCTCCATCCGCGACGTCACATCGTTGTTCCGGCCCGTCTTGCTCCCCCCTTCGCCGTCTACGGTTCCCGTGGGATTAATCACCTCCTGTCCCGACGTCTTCATTTCACCGTCGAGGAACGAGTACCGTAACTGATCTTCGGCGACTTTCGTGGTTCCGTCAAAGCTCGAGAATCCGCTGGACATCGACGATTCGTTGAAGGACCAAAACAAGGGTTCGGCAGGTTGAGTCGCAGGAGCACGGGGAGCAGGAATCTCGCGGCGGCTCTCGACAGGTTTCGAAAGGTGGGCAAAGATATTGGTCTTGCCTACCACCAGCTGCTTGGTCTGCGGAAACAGCAGGGTGGGAACGCTTTTGAGATCAGGAGGGAGGTACTGCCGGGGCGTGGTCAGGACGTCCACGAATCGGAAGAGGGCGGCCTTGTTCAGCGCCTGGATTGTCCCCACCACTTCCTTGGAGTTCGCACAGTTCTGACCACTGTAAAAGAGGATGGGAACGTAGGCGTTCGTGGACATTAAATTTCAAGTAGATAAAAACGAATAGTTCAATAACGAGAGAGACGAATGGCAAGCACCACAACAACAATGATTCCAGCCAAGTCAACCTCCCTCGGCGGATTCGGATTCCAGTTTGAGATTCGCGATGTTCCCCCGCAGTTCGTGAACGCTATTCGCCGCATCCTCTTGAACGAAACGCCCACCGTAGAAATCACCGATGTCCAGGTTCTCGATAACACGAGTCTGATGCCCCACGAACTGGTGAGGCATCGGGCGGAGATGCTGCCGGTTGCCGTTCGACCGACCGACGAGGACGTCATCCGCAACGCCCGTATTACTCTGCGGTACCCTGTCGTCGAGGACGTACAGCACGTCACCACCAACGATTTCGTGATCTCTGGATCCCGAGCGGACATTCTCATGAAAGACCGGGATCTCAAGACGCCCATGTACTTCATGAAACTGAAGAAGGGCGAGACGGTTCATCTCACAGCCCGGCTCACGGTGAACCCCCGATCGTCACAGGTGTGTGTCGCGACGTACGGCGCGCACGTCGATCAGGTGAAGGCGGATCTGGTGCGGGAGGAGCACACCGACAAGCAGACCTTCGAGGTGTTCCACAAGCAGCGTATCATTCATAAGAACGAGAAGGGACGCCCGAACTGGTTCGATATGCAGATTGAGAGCCTGGGCGTGATTCCGGCGAAAGAGTTGCTCAAGAATGCTCTGGAGCAGTTGAAGGTGAGGACGTCGGCGTGGGTGAAGGCGGGGAAGGAGAGTATTATCCGCGAGTCTGAGCCCAACGTGTACCGTGTCGTGTCCGTGACCGAGGGGCATACGCTCGGAGCCCTAGCTCAAATTGTGACGTACGAGTCGGATCTGTGCTCCTTTGTGAGTTACGATGTCCCCCACCCCCTCCGCCCCGAAATGGTGTTCCGATTTGCGACGACGCGCACACCCGAATCAATTCTGGAGATGGTCGGCACGGCGATTCACGGTCTGTGTGATAGCACAATTTCTAGTGTGGAGAAGTAAGAAGAAAGGGTATGTCTGCCGAACTGGTGTTCGATCCCTCCAAGGACTTTCAGGTCCTTGAAGAATTTGAATTTAAAGAAGATGTACAGCGACCGGAAACGATTCGCTTTTTCACATATGAAGAACAGGCCTCGGATTTTATCGAAAAACTGCTTCCGACCCACGGCCGTATTCCAAAAGCGGCCGTCCGGAAAGCCGAGTACGAAGTCGATTCGTTCACGAAACTGTACAGGCAAGCCGTCAAGGAAACGACGGAAGGGTTTGCGCAGACCGAGTACGTGCGCCCCCTGACCTTACCGTGGGTTCATTACGGGCATACCGGAGAGCCGCAGGTGACGGATTACGACTGGTTTCAGCGATGGACGCCGCTGTACGACGACCGGGCCGCGATGGCTCCGAACTACTACCTCCTGCTCCTCGACGCCCTCCCGAAATCAGCGGTGTATTTTGAAGGGGGCGAAGGAGTTCCCGTGTTCGTGAACGGAAAGACGGAGATCGAAGATCGGTATGTCCTCGACCGGTTTCCGTATAGCCGCACGAATCATCGGGAGGATGGGACGTACACGATTTCTCGCGTGTACCGGGAAGATACAGGGGATACGGCAAGATTCACCCACTATATCGTCGATACTCCTCCGATGACTCCTCCGAATCCGTTAACCGACCACCCTTTCTTATCAGTCCATCCCGACGCCGTAAAAATAGAGTCGACAGAACCGCTCCCCGACCTTCTGCCGACCATGGAAGCGATTTTTGACCATGCGGTTCCGGAGACCAGCGATCCGTATACGCTGGGCCTGTCCTACATGAAAATCTACGACATAGGTCTCCGCGATGTCCCGAATGCTTTATGGACGAAAAAGTTTCCACCGGTTGCCGTTATCGACGAATCGCCGCCGCCCCAAGATCTCTCGTTCCCCGTCAAAGACGAAGACGCACCGTCCAAGTCTTTACTGGACGTTTATACGACACCCTGGTACGCGTCTCTCTCGTCGCGCAAATGGTTAGCGTCACAACCCGACGGAGGATCGTTGGTGGCTCGGATGCTGTTGTCGCAGGCTGGAGATGTCGGTGTGAACGCCATTCCGCCCCCCGTTGTCCTTCCGGAAAGCGGACCCATCGAAGGAACCCCCGACGATTGTCTGCCCCCTGAAATCACCGGATTCTCGGATTTCCTCACGCGGGGAGTCTATCGCGCCCCGAAATGTGCGTCTTGCGGTACGGCAGGTCATTCGGGTCTTATTTGTCCCATCAAGAAAGTGACGGTAGAGTATCGTGCGGGATACGGGTGCGTTCCTCTACAATTTGTACACAAAGAGCGGGAAGATGGGCCGTATCACGGACGCATGCCGTGGACGCCCGGGACCCATGATCGCATCCTGAAAGAGCATCTAGAACGGCTCGAGAAGCACCGGGAGTACCGGACAGATATGTTCAAGAAGATTCCGGCGGCAGAGCCTGCGTCGCTGAACAATGAGACACGACTGATGATTGTGTCCATCCTGAACGACGAGATGAAAGCCGACGAAGATAAAGTGTACGAGATACAGGCCCTGATTCGCGACGCGCCTCTGAAAGACCATCTGTATCTGGATCCCGAGACCTCAGTGTTCCTCATTTGCGAACACGAACTGGAAATCCTGAAAGGATCGTACGCTAAAGATCCGCGGGAGTTCTTGAAAACGTGGTGCGAAAAGGATTCGGGGTACTATGTGTGCCGGTACTCGGGCGAACGGATTTCCACAGTGATTCAGGATCAGGATCAGTTCGACGAGAACGGCCGCGTCATGAAACGAGCCGGGCTTCTGGTAGATAATGCTTCGCGGGGCAAGCCGGAAATAGGCTTCTCCGAAGAACTCAAACAATTACAGTCAGTCTTCAAAAGCAGTCATCCCGCCGAAGATCTGATGTACTTACTGATCTCGCTCATCCAAGTCCTGCCGTCGGAAGATCAACTAAAACCTTTCCTGGATTACGTGCGGAGCGAGTCCGCAAAAGTCCAGGCCCGTATATCTGGAAAGAAGTTGACGGCCAAGCAGCAGGGGGATGTGGATATGGCGCTTTCCCTGTTCGGCTTCAATGCCGTCGTGGTTCTCTTACAAACCCACCGCCCTCAACTGATTCCCCGCCGATCGTTTGGATCTAAACCCCTGCTCTTGCGCGGATTTCCGAGAGATACGGAAGATATGAACGATTCTCCCCTCGTAGACTCTCTGATGAATGCGCTCACCCAAACCTTCGAAAGTTATCCGGGAACATTCAAAGGTTCGTCCGTCATTTTCCTGCGCACGCTCCTCAATGACCGCAAAGGGACAAAACGAGTTATTTTGTCGAGTCTCCAAAAGCAGTTTTCCCCGCGATTCTCCAAAGAATTACAGATTGCGAAAGAGAGCACGGAAGCTGTAGCCGTCGGAACCGTGCGGCGTCAAACGTTCGATCCGCCGATGGTTCATCCGACGCGAGATATTACGTACTTATCGCCATCCGACCGGGTCAACACTCAGCCGGAGACGCGGTATTCGTGCAAAGTAGGTACGCCCTGGCTCATTCCGTCCACGCGGTTTTCGTACACCCAGGAAACTCTGGAAATCGTCGTGCCCCTCCGGCCGTCCAAGAAAGCCCGGGCCGTTCTTCCGCCCTCTCCTCCGGACCAGGGAGAGGCAGTTCCGACTGACGAGATCCGTCGACGCCTGAAACTGAAACCAATTGAAGCACTGAAACGGTTCGTGGCCGACGAAACCCGACCAGGAGTTCTCCAGGCGTTTCTTCTGCGGGTCTACGGACTTCTGGCCGAGGAAACGATATCGAGCAAATCTCTGAGGACGTACATTGAAACTTCGCGGACATCGGTCGAGCAAGCGGACGGAGATCCGTCGTTGCGTCGCGATATTTACAAGGGATTCATTCTTGAATTGGGGGTACATGTATCGGAGAGCGAGGCAGTTCTTACCCAGTTCAAGAGCTCGCTCAAAACCGATGCTTCTCTGAAATCCCTGCTTTCGTCGGCGGCCGAGACGCGGAATACCGTAGATCGGTATACTGCTCGGGAACGCGAAGAGTTCAAGTCCCGGCTGCGCAATATGACGGACACCCAGCGCGAGATAACGAATACGCTCCGTGATCTGGGATTGGCTCCGTACCTTATCACAAAAGAGGACCGCGACGGGTTTGTGCGGGAAATTCGGGCGGAGACGGATGTCCCTGACCCTGATAATCCGGTCGTGGCGCCGGGCGAGAAGGAGAACGAGGCCGATATTCCCGAGGAAGGGTTGAACGATGAGCGGGATGTGGGACCGCAGGGAGAAGTTCCGAGGAACGGAGATACCGAGGTAGAGTACGACTACGGAGATTACGGGGATATGCGGGCACGAGCAGCCGATGGCGAAGAGTATGTCGAGCAGGCAACCTACAACTACGACGAAGATATTTGAGTTCCTAGTAATAAAAAGCAAATGAACGTTCTTCCAGTCTCTGAACCCGATTGGATGTTACAGATTACGAGCAAGACAGTGTGCCGCTATTTCTATATTATGTTCGGCCTGATTGCTCTTTTAGCCGGATTCGTGGTGGTGTCGGACGTCTACCTCATTGTGGCGACGCGGGGAAAGAAGGGGTGGATGCTGTTGGTCCGCAGCCTGCTGGCGTTCGCGATTCCGGTCATCAATTCGCTCTTCATCTACATTCTCTGCTCCCGTTCTCTTCTCGAGAAGAAGTAAGTAAGATGAACTTTGGATGGGTTCTGTACGGCGGCCATCAATTTGTCCTTGTTCTGTTTTTAGCCGTATTTATAACACGCCCTAACCTCCGCCCCTTTTTGATCGCAGTGTTCATCCCCATTGTCTTTTTCCACGTGTCGGGGTACGGATGTCCCTTCACGAGACTTGAACGGTATTATCATGGTCAGAATGTAACCATCATAGACCCGTTTCTGAACATGTTTGGATTAGACATAACCCGTGAGAACCGAGTCACGTTTCAGGGATATTTCAGTGCCCTCCTACTTCTAGCAATGATTTTAACTGTATGGGTATATCCAAGCAAAGCATAATGAGCGAGTTTTTCATCAATCATACCCACAAAAAGATTGTTCCTGCTGAGAGAGATGCAGGGTTCAATATCACCAAAAATCTGCGCTTCGTCGTACGTCAATATGGTTGGTCGCTTGACGATCATATTGAGTTCGCTGTTTCAGACCGTATTACCCATCCTTACGGCGTCGATCTTCTGATTCACCGCAAGTATGAACTCTTCGATTGGCGCAAGAATCTGCGGCATTTTCTGAGTACGGGTAGCCGCGAGTACCGCGATATCACGTTACATGAACACGCTGAGGAGATACGCGGACCGTTCGGCGTGTAAGTAAGGCGACGCCGGCTACACCTCCATTTCTTCGACCACATAGTTTCGGTCCTTGTACAGTTTCAGACGGGCCTGGAACTGACGACGAAAGGTGGAGTCCACAATGTCCACGATGAGCGGATGAACCGTTCTCTTGGATTTTTCGGTGCGCAATATCCGTCCTACAATTTGGTCGATGTCTGGACGGGGTGTGGCCATCACCAGCGTGTTGAGAGAGGCGACGTCAAAGCCTTCTTTACACATAGAATAGGTTGCAATCAGGATTTTCTTGGACGCACAGAATTCGGTGCGTTTGGAGGATGCGACGTTCTGGGCAAGAATGGCGGCGATCGCAGGATCTAGAAGCGCCATAATATCTTTACAGTGCTGAACACGGTCCGATAAAACCAGGATTTGACGGTCGGGTTCGTTCTCGAGAATATCTTTGAGGATTTTCACAATCATATCGGTACGTGGTTTGAACTCCGCCAGTTTATTGACCATTCCTGCGACGTTCATGACTCCTTGGGCATTCAAGAGAATCTGGTTAAATTGGGGATCGGGCGGATCGTGTTTATACATTTCGACGCGCACGAGATCGTCCACTTTATCGCCAGATTCAGAGCGGTAGAGAATAGGGCCGAGAAACCATTCAATGACGTACATCAGTCCATCCTTGCGGTCAGGGGTGGCTGAGAGACCCAGCATATGTTTGGAGGTGATTTTCTGGAAGGCCCTAACAAATACTTCGGACGCAATGTGGTGGCACTCGTCAATCACCGTAAGACCGAACCCACGAAAGGTTTCCTTAGGAATCTCGCTCATAGATATACGTTGAAGCATCCCAATCATAATATCACACTGTTGAGCAAATTCGGGGACCTTAGCAATTATATCTCCAATTGTGTGAATACACCCAATACTATCCGCTAATTCATCAACTTCTGACTTCTTAATATTTTTAATAAGTTTGAAGTGCGGAGTATCGTCTCCGTTTTTGTATTTGACGGTTCCGTCGGGATATATGCGAATCGTGAAATTCTTAATATTCACATCGTTGGATTCATCGTCGTTTAGTGCACCAATTCTGACATTAGGTAAGAATGCCTTGATTCTGTCAATCCATTGATCGAGTAGAAATGTATTATGGACGATAATGAGCGTCTTCACCTTGAGTTGGGAGGCAATGTAGAGAGCGCACACCGTTTTCCCGCCGCCCGTTTGCAGGCAGATCATTCCGTCGTGGGGCTCGGGTTTCAGGTACGCGTCCACGACCTCCACTTGGGCGGGGCGGATAGAACCCGCAAATGTCCAGCGGTCTGGGGTGGATGTGCACGTGATTTCGGGAGTGGGTTCGCCCCATCGTTTGATCCCGAACTGTTTCGGAACGTAAATGAAATTCTCGGTCTCGTGGTAGACGGGGTACTTCTTGACGTAGCGAGGGTTCACAAAGACGGCAGGGACGTAGGGTTTCACCGTGAGTTCTCTGCGCAGGGAATCGAGGGTTTCGCCCACGACGGATTTGGGGATCTTGTACCCGTTGCGGGTGAGAGTATTGGTGGTCATTGAAGAGAATGCTGTTTCTAACCGCTACAAAAACTTCATTCGTTTTATACAAATAGACCAGAGATGTACGGATTTGCTGCAGAGTACCTTGGAACTCTTCTGATCATTTCCGTCTTGGCGTTCACGGCTCATCCCCTGTACTTCGTGGCCGCACTCGCTCTAGCCATCGGCGTGATCGGAAAAATGTCGGCGGCCCATTTCAATCCCGCCATCACACTGTGGTCATGGCTGTCTGGAAAACTACCGTCGGCAGATGCCCTCACGTATTTGGCCGCACAGGGATCCGCGGCCGCAACGGTCTGGATCGTGAGCATGCTGGCGTAAATAAAGGATAAAAACGGATCCGCCCTGCCTCTAGAAAGTGAAGAGCCTCCACAACTACAAATCTTCAAAACGAACATGAACTCTCTTCTCTCTTCCTTCCATCATCTCTCCATCATCATGCCGCCACTGCCCGAGCCCGAGAAGCGCCTGGCTGAACTCAAGGCCTTTACCGAGGTCCTCGCAGACAAGTTTATTGATTACGACCATCTAGACGTCTACGATTCCGTATTCCGCCAACGGGTGGACGAAATCCTCGACGCAATCAAGTTTGACGAAGACAGTCAACATATCGAAGAGTTCGGCGAGTATATTCGCGCGACGAACTCTACGAAGTGCCGTGATTTCCTGAAATTCTTCACGATGATCCTGGCCCATTTCGGTCAGTAAAAAGAAAAAGGTAAAACGGATCCACAATTTTTAGATTTAAGAACAGGCATACCCAAATACATAAGAACAAAGATGCCCTCTAGCAACTGCGTCAACGTTCAGATCCGTATCATCCGCGACAACTGCAACTCCCTGAAGGATGAGATCTTCACGCTCAGCAAGGGCACGCACAACGACTGGCGTATCAACCACAAGTCCGCGTTCTCCGCGACGAACTCCACGATGTTCCTGCCCAGCCGCACGGATGTCCTAGAGTATCTCCACAACATCTTCGATCTCCTGAAGGTGGATGACGAGCGGTTCCAGTTCCTCCAGTTCGATGTTCCGTGCTACCCCGTTACCATGGTCTCGCGTTCGGACGTACTGGTGGGCAGCCAGACGTTCGATAATCTCGTGCGAGTTGTAGAGAGTGTCCTCTACAACTGGCCGTACGATGTCGAGCACTGGTCGGCGGGCGAGAGCGAGTCTACTTAGACGACCGCTTGCCGATATGGACAAAGGTGTCCAGCACAAACAGCATAAACACGCCCGTGAAAATGTAGAGCAGGAGATCGTGGGTTGACGTCTCTCCTCCCGATCCTTCGCGCTCCATACGGCGAATGAGTTTTTCCACGCGGGTATCGTATCCGCCACGAGACTCGGACTCCGACTGGGGCGGGGCGTAGGCGAATCCGGGAGTTCCGGGGATGAGCGGACCCTTGTAATCGCGCACACTGAACGGCTCAATCTGATTCGTTCCCGACCGACTTCCGCCTCCTCCGTTCATCGCCGGAGCATAATTATCCGTCTCGTCGGAATCGCGGGACGATATGGGGAGGGTTTTCGTGAGTTCACCGATCGTTTTGGAATGCTCCTGTAAAGCATTCTCGGTGCGGCGAGTCGGCGAGTTATAGATTTTGTCCTCGTCCTTCATTCGTCCCTTTTTCCCATATGACCCGCCGAACGCTTCGTCTAAGGATGCGTAGGACGCCATTGTGAAACTACGGGTAGAAAAAATCAGCGATAAAGTAATAATACCAGCCATGCAGAAGAATGCTCAGTTCATCGTTGCCGGAATCCTGGTCCTCTATATCGTGTTTGCGACCCGCCCCGCTCCCCGCGTAGTCACATCCCTCCTGGCCTCGCCCGTTGCCCAGCTCGCGGCCTTTGCGGGTGTCGTCTACCTCGGATCATCGGTCTCTCTCCTCGTAGCAGTTCTGGCGGCCCTGGCGGTCGTTCTCTCCATCCCTGCGCGCGAGTACAAGGACGATAACGAGAAGATTCCCGCCGACGTAAAAGATGCAGTCTCGTCGCTCCTGAAAACGGCCGGAAAGAAGGACGCTTCATCACCCCCCGCTCCCCTCCCTACCGGCTCCAAGTCCGAGAAGACATCGGAGAAGAAGCCCTCGGAGAAGAAGGGAGGCGAGCCTGAGGCGGCGGCTGATAAGGTGGTGTCGTCCGAGGGCGGTTCGGGCAGCGAGAAGTTCACTCTGCGCGATGCTGCTCCCTTCTAATCATCTAATAATGTTGTGAATGAATAATATAGGACGATATGTTACTTGAATCCATTAACGGCAGCAAACTCTTTGTTGGGTTAATGATGATTTTTCTGAATATTGGGAGCAAGTTTATTACCATTGATCTTTCGGAAACCCAGAAAGAGTTTCTCACCAACTCGATTCTCCGCCAGGTCCTTATCTTTGCGATTGCGTTCATTGGAACGCGCGATATCCTGATCTCGCTCGTGTTGACGGCCGTATTCACGATTTTAGTGGATGGGCTGTTCCACGAGTCCAGCCCGATCGGAATTCTGCCGAAGAGTATTCGTCCGTCGGTGAAGAAAGCGACCGATCCGTCCAATGGACCGTTTGGAATGCTGCGGGTCATGTCGGGGGTCCCTGAGACCGTCCAGAACCCTGCTTACGATGTTCGCGAACCAGTCATTGGAACCACGTAAGGTGTTTTCGCTTTTTGTATGTGAATCTAGTATAATACGATGGCTTCCTTCATGAGGGCATCGGGCTTGACCCCGCGACAGCCTGTTCGCGTGGTGACGCCCCCCACACCTCAACCTTCCCCGGCTCCAGCCGGAGTTGTGTCTACCCACCTTATTCCGTCGGAGAGCAATGTGTATACTCTCGGAAGCCGTGAATTTCCGTTCGCCGAGGCGTATATCGGAGGAAACACTCTGTACATCGGCGGAACCCCCTTGGGCGTAGATACGAACGGTAACTTTGTAGGAATTAACAATACTACCGGCCAAACCGCCTTTGCGAACGACGACATGACGGAAAACTTCTTAGTTGCGACGGGAACCGATTCGAGCGGGAGCACGATTCAGTGGAGCGTAGACGGTGCGAACTGGTACCCCGCAAACTCGACAAACACGCTCGCCACGGGAACGTGTGTCGCCTGGAACGGAGCAGTATGGATCGCCGCCGGATCCTCCGTTGTCGTGAGCACGGACGGACATACCTGGTCTGCTCCCTTAACTCCTCCGGCCTTCAACGGAAACGCCCAAGCCATTGGCTGGAACGGTACGGCCTGGGTACTCCTGACGTTTGATCGCGGCGGACGTACGATTTACCGCAGCCAGGACGCGCAGACGTGGACGCTGGCCTCATTGGACTCCCAGTTTTCCAGTACGGGTCAAGGCAATGCGATCGCCTCGGACGGGAACCGGTTCGTCGCGGTAGGTCAGGGCGATCGTCGCATCATTTACAGCGACGATGATGGACAGACATTTTCGCCGAATACGACAGGCGAAACGTTCAGTTATTCAGGAAATGCGATTGCCTACAACGGAAACATCTGGGTCGCCGCCGGAATTAATGTGTCCGGAGGATCTACGCACTCCCAGTCACTCCTGTGGAGTTCCGACGGCATTGATTGGTCAAATGTGTCCTCCGCCACACTAGGAAACCCCTCAGTGTACCCCGGAAACCAGGTATTGGGCGCAGGGGATATCTATACCCAGTCTCTAGCCTGGAACGGACTCTTTTGGGTCTTTTCGGGCGCCGATAATCTTCTTTACCGAAGCATCGACGGACTCAACTGGACGAACGGTGCGCAGATTGGATCCGCAACCATTAACTCGGTGGCGTGGAACGGAACGTACTGGATTCTAACCGGCCAGAACCTGACGCCGATAGGCGGCGGTAGTTCGGCGGCCCAGAGCGCGATTGCGTACAGTTCCGATGCGATCACTTGGTCAACGATCAATACTTCCGGGTTTTCAGCGGTAGGTGCCGGTGTTGCGTCTCGTCGTCCCCTACCCTACGTCGGATCGTCGTACCGCGGCATCCAGGGAAATCAGGGCCCGCCCGGAATCGGTACGATCGCGAGTTATGCCCGCGGAACGATGGATGCGTCGTCTCCGCAGACGTCGAATACGTACGTGGCCGCAATCGGCGATGTGATTGGGTTTAATCAGACAACAAACTCGTTCGGAGACGATATCACGTTTGACGGATCAGCCAGTACCCTCGTCCTCAATCCTTCCAGGACCTATTCGCTCGTGGCTTCGGTCCCCCTCTGGACATCCGTAGGAACGACGTACGCGTCCTTCCGCTGGTACGATGTAACCAGCACTCCCACCCCACTCGGAGCGGCACAGTTAGCCGAGAACGGGATTGCCGAGGCAGTTGTGTCCCCCTCCAATCTTATGACCGTATGCCTGAAAATCGAGTACGTTTCGTCGTTCAACAACGAACAGATCACCTCGCTCGGCACGAACAACGCGTACGCCGGAATCGCTGACTACCCTTGGTTTGAAGTAACTGTTCTCGGTGGACTTGTGTCCTCCACGAATCTGATTGGAGCTACCGGAGTGGCGGGAATGAACGGCGCTCAAGGTTCTCAGGGACCACAGGGTGTTTCGGGTCCGCTGGGTCCGACTGGACCAGTAGGAAATACCGGTCAATCATTCTTGAGCGCCCCCAATTTCCCCACCACGAACGTAGGAAACTATGGAGATACGTACTTCGATACAACAACCAATGAACTGTACGGTCCTAAATCGCCTACCATTGTGTACAACACGAATACGGACGGACAGTATCAGTGGACATCCGTCTGTCCCTTCGTAGGAAACTGGTCAACCATCGCACCGCTCAGCAGTGTGGCCACCAGTCTGTACATCGCCCAGAACAGTGTGGACGGAGGACCGGGACAGGTCTTTAACGGTCAGTTTACGAACGGAAACTGGGTGTTTACCTCTCAACAGATTGCCCCGGCATACTGGACAGGCGTAGCGTCGTCGGTGGACGGTCAGTACGTCTATGCCGTTGCCGCGTCAAATGCTACCGGCGGCCAGAACATTGCTATTTCCAATGTACAGGCTGGATGGGGGTATTCCTCCAACGCGAATTCCTACGGTTTCTGGTCATCAGTAGCCTGTTCGTACGACGGATCGTCCGCCATTGCCGCGGAAAGCAAGCATCCGGACGGAACGGCGGGAGCCCTGTACACGTCCACCGATTACGGGTCGAACTGGTCGCCGTATGTCGGAAGTCCCCTGGGTCGGTGGGGAAGCGTCGCGTCGTCGGCCGACGGTCAGATCCTGTACGCAGTTCAGGCGGCCAATGATCTTGAAAACGCGGGATGGATCTACGAAACCACCGATTCCGGAACGACCTGGACACAGATCCCGGGAACCGAGAATCTCACGGGCGGAGGCTGGAATTCAGTGGCTTGTTCAGCGGACGGTCAGAAGGCTCTAGCCTCGCAGAACGGGGTAGGTGGAGTGTACGTCAGCCCCTACCCCGGGTCGCCATGGTACCCGGTCCCGTCACTCCCGTCAAACAGGATGTGGACATCCGTCGCGACGTCCTCGGACGGCACGGTTTTCCTGGCGACGGCATTGAGCGATTTCATCTACGTCAGCCGGGATTACGGAGTCACCTGGACGCAGGAAAGGGATTCAGGGGCCGGACAGTGGTCGGTCGCAGGAGTGTCCCCCGACGGGTCGACGTTTATGGCCGGTCAGTCGAACGGTACAGTGTTTACGAACGGTACCAACTGGCCATTTGTTACGAACATTGTGGGGTCGCAGGGAGCTACGGGAGTCCAGGGACCTGCAGGCGCAACTGGACCGGCAGGGACGGCGGGAGATATTGGACCGACCGGTATTTCTATCCTGACGGGCATCGGTCCTCCTTCTACGCTCATCGGTAAGCCGGGAGATACCTATATCGATGTCTGCGCAGGAATCCTCTACGGTCCTCAGGGGGTTACGTACACACCCAGTTATGCGGCAGGGTCGTGGACGGAGGCAAGCGCTGGGGGGGCATGGGCATCATCCACCATCAACAATTCTGGTCTCATCTACAGTTCGATTGGACTGGCTCTTGCGTTTGGAACTCTGTCGGGCGGAACATTGAATATGGTAGGAACACCCACCCAGCCAACAGGGTACTTGAACTCGATCAACGTTATTGCCGCGACCCCTGACGGACAGACTCTGTATACTGCGGGATACGACTACTTGGGTAGTCCCGTTGGACTTCTCATTACCCAAGACGGGGCAAATACATGGTACAGCGGCGATGTAGGACCTAGTTGGTCTGATGTGGCCTGTTCAGCCGACGGTTCGTTTGCGATTGGGTTTACATCAGGAGGAGTGGCTCCCAATTGCTTGTACACCTCGTCCAACTACGGCGTGAACTGGATTCCGAACGCTTACTTATCCAATCTTGCGGTTGCGAACTTACCCCCAGACGGATACTACTACTTCACCAGCGTGGCGTGTTCGGCCGATGCCCAGACACTCGTGGCCGCATGCCAGCAGGACAGTACAGGCGCACCAGGATCTATCTACGTCAGCCACGATCAGGGCGCGACGTGGACAACTACTAGCCCCGCCTACGGATTCGCTCGGATTGCCTGTTCCGCCGACGGAAACGTCATTTACGGAAGTTTGAGTGTCCTGCCCAATGTAGGTGCCTGGGAGTATTCCGTGGTGAGCGCAGACGGCGGAGTCACGTGGACATCTCTCACCAATATTCCAATTTTTACAATCATCGCCTGTTCAGCCGACGGGTCAACAGCAATTGCGGCCGATGGAATTAATGGAGGCGTGTACTGGAGCACCGACCAGGGATCGAATTGGTACACCCAGGCAGGTATCGCCAGTCGTAACTGGACATCTGCCGCAATGTCCCTCGATGGATCCAATGTTGTGCTTTCCAGTGCTAATGGATTGTTCGCAGGTGTTCCAGGTGAGGTTCCCACCGTATCTTGGCCTCTCGCATTCTCCGTCATGATTGGTCCTACCGGTCCATCGGGAGGCCCGATCGGTCCGTCAGGTCCATCTGGTCCAAGCGGTGTACAGGGCCCCAGCGGTCCTACCGGTGCTTCCGGCTTATCGGGACCCACTGGTCCTACCGGCGAGACAGGGTCGACGGGTGAGACAGGTCCGACGGGTGAGACAGGTCTCTCTGGGCCGACGGGCGAGACAGGACCGACGGGTGAGACGGGTCTCTCTGGACCGGCAGGCGAAACTGGACCGACCGGCGAGACAGGAGCGACAGGTGAGACGGGACCCCTCGGATTAGCCGGACCACCGGGACCGTCGGGACCGTTGGGACCTACAGGACCTCGGGGTATCACAGGGCCGACGGGACCGCTAGGATTGACTGGTGTGCGCGGCATTCAGGGACCCAAGGGCGATTCGGGCGGACCCACAGGACCGTCTGGACCGACAGGGGTGAAAGGACCCACTGGACCTACGGGACCTTCAGGACCCCAAGGACCGTCAGGACCCCAGGGACCGTCAGGTGTCGTCTCGGTCGCCTCAGAGAACTTCATGGTCACTACAGGGTTTGGAACGTACGATATTGCCTACACGTACGACGGCAATAGTTGGGTAGGAACCGATAGCAATGTGTTCACGGGAACCAGCGGGGACGGATACGCCTGGGGACTTGGATGGAACGGGAACATGTGGGTGGCGACAGGTAATGGATCCAATACCCTTGCTTATTCACCCAACGGCATGAACTGGACGGCAGTTACGTCCTCTCCTTTCCCCGATTACGCGTGGGGCGTGGCGTGGAACGGGAACATGTGGGTAGCGACGGGTGGATACACTGGATCGATCGAGGCGTCGATCGCCTACTCGTACGACGGCATGACGTGGACAGCGGTGGATACTTCAAGCAGCCCGATCTTCTCGTATGGCGGATACGGAGTTGCCTGGGGAGGATCGTACTGGGTAGCCGTGGGCGGAGGTTCCAATATGTTCGCGACCAGTTACGACGGTGTGAACTGGACCCCCCAGGCCTCGAACGTGATTTTTGGAGATACGGGGGTTCAGGCCATCGCGTATAACGGCAATCTGTGGGTCGCGACAGGTAACAAGGGCGATCCAGGGACGTCCACCATTGCCTACTCAACCGACGGATCCAACTGGGTAGGTGCTGATGCCTCCTCCAACATCTTTTCAAGTTGGGGTAACTCGGTGGCGTGGAACGGTACACTATGGGTGGCGGGTGGAACCAGTGCGAGCGGTCACTGCCTGGCTTACAGTTACGACGCCTCCAACTGGACCCTGTCGCCCAGCCAGACGTTCAACTTCGATTGCTGGAGCGTGGCGTGGAACGGTGCTGTCTGGGTAGCCGCGGGCGATTCGAATGCGACTCTGGCTCGGAGCACAGATGGCATTCACTGGACACCGATTACCAACTCGCTGTTCACCGACGGGTACGCCGTCGCGGCCCGTCGCACGCTCTACCGCACCACACCTCCGTTCACGGGCGGACCCGTAGGTTCTGTTCTCTACACAACATGCGGCGGAACAGTGGCGGGAGCCCCCGGGTTCACGTACGATACCCTTTCGGGAGTGACGCTGTCGGGCGATTTCCTACCTGGATCGGCGGATACCTACAATCTGGGATCGGCCGACAAGCCGTGGCACCACTTGTATGTGGGGGCAGGAACGGTCTACATCGGCGACGTGGCGATTTCCAGTGCCTCGGGAAGCATTACCTTCACGAATGCGTCGGGTCAGGCCGCGTTTACATCAGGAACGACATCACTTGTGACCGAGAACTTTGTGGTGGCGGTGGGCTACACGGAAGTCGGTATGTACACGATGGGCTGGAGCCCCGACGGAATCAACTGGACCGGCACAACAGTATCAAGCGGAGCCTTCAGTTATGCGGGGTTCGGAGTTGCATGGAACGGGGCGATGTGGGTGTCGGTGGGATCAGGTGCCCCAGGATATTCCATTGCGTACAGTTCCAACGGACAGGTGTGGACCCCCGCTGATCTCGGAGGCTCAACCTTCAATTATGAAGGCGGTCTTGATGTGGCGACCAACGGTCAGGAATGGGTGGCGGTAGGTATGGACGGATCAAATTCCATTGCGTACAGCTCCAACGGTATTCAGTGGCAGGGTCTGGGTGGATCAGTATTTGGATCGTATCCGGGATACGGAACGTGCGTGGCGTGGGGCAACAATATGTGGGTCGCAGGAGGTACGGGCAACTGCACGATCGCAACGTCCACCGACGGACTCAACTGGACAGAAGTGGATTCGTCGGCAGGGTACATCTTCCCGGGAGAAGGACCGGGCTGGGTGTACGATATTGCCTATAACGGAACACACTGGGTGGCGGTTGGATACAGCGCGAATGGAACAGTGGCCTACTCCACCGATGCCAAGAACTGGACGTTCGCAGACAGCGGAGGAAGTCCGTTCTTCCAGTACGGTGGTATCTCAGTTGCCTGGAACGGAGTGCAGTGGATGGTAGGAGGTCAGACATCCTCTGGATACGCCTTGATCACCAGCTCAAATAGTTTCTCATGGACACCTATTGTAAATTCATTCTCCGACGGATATTTCTTATCTGTCTACGGTATTGACTGGAACGGAAGCGTGTGGACCATCACAGGATACACTGATTTTTCGGGAGCACCGGGTGGCGGGTACTACATGGCCTACACGTCCGACGGCTCCAACTTTACCACCGTCAACAATCCTCTCCAACTCAGCCCAGACTACTATGAAGGGCCGTTATTCCCCTCGGCAATCACACTTGCATCTCGCCGCGTCCTGCCCTATATGGGTACATCTCCCTCTGCGCCGACACCCACTCCCCTCATGACCGAAAACTTCATGTTGGTGGGCGGATACAACGACGATTATGGATTCTCGTTCGGATACTCGTACGACGGCATCACGTGGCAGGCACAGAAGAACAATAACACCGTAAACCTGGTTCAGGGTAATTCGGTGAAGGGAATCGCATGGAGTGGGAACATGTGGGTGGCCGCAGTGGCAAGCCAGAACAACCCGATCATTGTGAGTTCCGACGGATTCAACTGGATGCCGACGCTCAACGCATCAGCTATTTTCACCAGTGGCAATGGAATTGCTTGGAATGGATCTGTTTGGGTCGCGTCGGGTTCAAACTATAACTCACCCTACTACTCGCTCGCATACTCGACAGACGGTCTGACTTGGACTCCCGTGTCCAATAGCGGAACGCTTATGTACGAAAGCACTCGGGCAGCATGGAACGGAAATATCTGGGTAGCGACAGGAAGCGTGGATGGAAATACCAGCAGTCTCGCCTACTCGTACGACGGTATGAACTGGTCGGGTGTGTCCAATAGCACGCAACTCACCTACACGGCACGGGGAATTGCCTGGAACGGGAACTATTTCTTGGTGACATGTTACCCAGCATCATCAGGGTCGACCTCTACAATCCTGAAGAGTTACGACGGAATCAACTGGGCGGGTGTGGATACGTCGTCCAACGTCTTTACATCGCCTGTAGGCGGACTAGGAATCGCCTGGAACGGAACGATGTGGGTGGCAGCTGGAAGGATAAATGTCAGTGGTGGTGGAAGCATCGTCTACTCTCACGACGGATCCAACTGGACGTGCGCGGATGCGGGAGCACCGATCTTCAACAATCCTACCGGAACCGGCGTTGCGTGGAACGGCAGGGTATGGGTCGTCACGGGTTGGGGCCCTTCCAATGTCAACCAGACGCCCAACTATGCACTGACATATTCGTACGACGGAATCAGCTGGAAGGAACCCGATCTGGATAAGACGCTCTTCCCGTACGGCGTCGGATACTGTCTGGCAGCTCGTCGCCCTCTGCCGAACGTAGGAACCAAGCAGGTCTCGGTGGACCCCCCGAAGGTCATGACCGAGAACTTCATGGTGGCTGCAGGATACGGCAATGCAGATCTCACCTACTCGTATGACGGTCTCAAGTGGTATGTCGCAGACACCAGCAATATCTTTAACGCTATGGGCAACAATGGATATGCGTGGGGCGTGGCGTGGAGCGGGAACCTCTGGGTAGCAACAGGCGAGGGATCCAATACCCTCGCATACAGCTCCGACGGCATTCGGTGGACGGGTGTCCAGAACTCGCCGTTCACAAGTGCAGGGTGGTCGGCGGCGTGGAACGGTCAGATGTGGGTGGCTGGGGGTTCTGGAACCAATACGCTCGCTTACTCTCTTGACGGTATCAATTGGACGGGAGCCGACGCCTCGTCAAATATATTTTACAGTGGTGGACCGGGTCCTGGTGGAGCCTACGTCGTGGCGTGGAACGGTTCTTACTGGTTGGCGGGAGGAGGGTATGCGACAAGCAACATATTCGCCTACTCTTACGACGGATCCAACTGGACAAAGGTATCGACGAATGTGTTCGGAGTAGAGTGCCAGGGTCTCACGTGGAACGGCAAGTTCTGGGTAGCGGCAGGGTCAAGCGGAGAAGGAGCAGGTGGGCCCAACTTCGCATACAGCTACGACGGAATCACCTGGACGGCGGGGATATCAAGTGCTCTCTTCTCACAGTGGGCGAACGGCGTGCAGTGGAATGGTCAAATGTATGTGGGATGCGGAACAGGCAACACGGGAACACTCGCATACTCCTACAACGGATCCAACTGGTTCCCTGCCTCTAACAATCCGTTCACGGCTGTGGGAGGAGCAAGTTGCTGGAGTGTGGCGTGGAACGGAGCCGTATGGATCGCAGCAGGCGACCAAGATCTGTCGGACGGAGCTCAGTCCATGGCCTACAGCTACGACGGAATAAACTGGACGACACTCAGGAATCCTCTAGTCAACGCGTATTCGGTGGCCTCGCGTCGTGTCCTGCCCTACATTGGCTACTCTCCTGCTCATTCGAGCACAAACTTACCGTTCGGAATCGCTAACAACCTGACTTGGGTATCCAGCGGGTTTGCATCAACCTACCAGGCATCCATTTCCAATGTAAGTCCTTACCTCACGACCTCTTCGGCCATTCACTACAACGTCACCTGCGACTCAACCAACCTAGCCGATGCTTACAGCTGCTGGGTATTTAGTGCGAATCCTACCAATATGAGCGGAGGAAGTATCACGTTCTACTCCCAGAACAGTCCCGAAACTTCCGCCAATTTCCCGATCACATGGTCGGTCAAATCCTTCAACAACAATAATACTCCTCCAACCATCACAAATCTGTACGTCGATAGTTACTCTGATTCCAATGCGTACCTTGTGTGGACGGAAACAAATGTAGTCCTGCGTAATGCGACCACCTCCTACATATCTGGCGGATCGCCGAACACTGCCACGGTCTCCTCTCTCACTGCTGGAAGTTGCACGGTCACAGGAATATACACCGATACCTACAGCGTAACCATAAACGTATCAAATCCTTACGGCGGTGCGTCGGCGTCGGTCACTATCAGTATTCCCTGCTTTCTCGGATTTGTCCTGCTAACGACTCGTGAAGGCCCAGTTGCGGCTCAGGATATCGTGGTAGGGATGGAGATGCTCCAGCCCGATGGTGTCACCTACAGCAGGGTGAAGAAGGTTCTCACTCGTAATGTGACCGAACATACTCGTCCAGCCGATGCTCGTCTCTTCGCCGACCCGTCTGAAAAGATGGTGGTGACTGCGTGGCACAAGATCCGCTTTTCCGATGAGGCGGCAGAGAAGAAGGCGGACGAACATCCTCGTCTGCACGAAGTCTTCCGTGAATTACCTCTCCCCGTCTACCATTTCCACCTCGAGCATTACACCCACAAGATCCTGATCCACGACACAGACATTATTGCCGAGAGTTTTGTCCCTGAGAACCCCGCTTAAACTTAAACTTAAACAGATGACCACTAACCAATCAAATGATTCCAGTTGTCATTATTAATTTGCCGCATCGCGCTGATCGGCTTGAACATATACGAAAAGACTGGCCCGATGCATTGGTTATGCCTGGGGTCATTCACGAGATGCCCCATACAGGGTGTGGATTGGCGCATATCGGGGCAATACGCAAGGGGCTACAGAGTGCGTCAATGTGCCTCGTTCTGGAAGACGATGCTCAATTGGTCGTTCCCAGAGCAGAGGTGGAAGACTTTATAAAGACGTTGACACCAGGTGGATGGGATGTGATTTCGCTGGGGACACAGCACGATGTTACGGACCCTGAAGCGAGGCATGTAAGTACGCTCAAGTTCTGTCGGAAGGACGGGATGGTTCAGTGTGAACCCACATCCCGACTCGTATCGACCCACGCATGTCTTTGGTCAGCCGAAGCCCTCCCCCTTCTCCAAGACTACGAGACTGCTCTTCTTGGAGGAGCGTTTCTCCCTATTGATCGCATGATTTTCAATGATCACTGGCACCCTGACGACAAGAGTTCGTGGGAAACGTGTTTAGAGGTTGCGCTCAAAGGCGTAAAACCTCCTCCCATCGCCTGGAACGTCCCGAGATCATGGTCTACCCTCCGAACGATGTTTATTCAGTCGTATGGGATGGTATCGGATCACACAAACAAAGAAAATCTAGATTTGACGGAAGAAAATTCCATCCTGTTCAATGTATTTGAAACCATGCAGCCAACTGCCGAACCTAGACCAGTACGATCACTGGATGTGGTCTTCCCGAGTAAGTAAGAGTTAACAACTATAATTCGCTCTTGATAATAACAGTAGGACATGGCGAGCTACAATAGCTCCGACGTCACAGACATGATAAGATGATCTCAGTCATTCCGAATGCGTCTCTCAGCGGCCAAGTCGACGACGACGGATTCACTCACCCTGAAGGATCCCAGCTCACCTTGAATTACAGTTCCATTACACCCTATCATCACGAAGCCATCAAGTATCTCCTTGATCGCGTCGCACGGTTGGAAGAGACCATCTCGTCTCTTTTACTACTTCGCTAAATTGTCTCGGTAGGCAGAATACAGCTTGGAGCTCACGACCTCCTGCATCTCTAGGGTGAACGAAAAGTTGCCGTAGAGAACTAGGGGGCGGCCGTAACAGTCCGTCAGTTTCAGTTTAATCACCGAAATATTCTCGGGTTCGGGGAAAATTACTTTGTTCGTAATGGTGTCGGACCCGTTTACGTAAATAATATTGTTTTTGCCGGCGGCGACCACGATCTTGGCGAATGCGGGTATAGCCGTTCCGTTGAACGATACATGATCAACCGCCTCATACTTCTCCAGATTCAGGAGGACGTAAGTATTCGCCCAAATATCCGTGATAGATTCGCTGGTATACGACGACGCCCCCGAATACGCATTGCTCATGAAGCCAAGGTACGATCCCAGTCCGGTATCGAACGGACGCGTCGTGGCTTCGCGGGATACACAGCACGTTCCGCTCGTCATGGTCGGAGTAAAATTGAGGGAGAACGGGGTGGTCGCGGATAAGGTACACTTACCCGTCACCGAATCAAATGCTACACCCATGGAAAATCCAACGGCCGATGAGACCGATGCTGTAATAGCAGATGCTAAAGTCGTACCGGTATAATTGCCGTCCGAGATCGTGCACTGAACTCCACTCACCGTGAAATTCGTGTTTTCCTGTGTCGCCGAGAAATCGTACCACGTGTTCGGCAGCTCGATGCTGGACAGACGCATAGAGGTAATGTTCTTGTACGTTCGGGGAAGCCGGATCGTACAGAAACCGGCGTTCGTAATCCCCACATTGTCGCGGAATCGGGTGTCCACATTGACGACCCGGGGGATGGATTCGGTGGGGTAGACGGCGCCGTAGGTTGTTCGGTCCTGGAAACCGCCAACGGGACGCATGACAGGTCCGCTCATTGTGTTTAGGCCCGATAAAAACAGTTGGGGAAAATGCGGGGTGTAGTATAATAATACAAAGGCATGGCCTCCAACCAGATGTTAGGAGGCACGGCGTGCGGATATATACCGACCGTCCTGGGTGCGGTTGGGACCGGAGGGGGAGGGGGAGGGGGAGGGAGCGGGGCCAATGGAGCGAGCGGAGCGACAGGGCCGTCGGGACCGTCGGGACCTACAGGGCCGTCGGGACCGTCGGGACCTACAGGACCGTCGGGACCTACAGGACCTACAGGACCCACGGGACCTACAGGACCCACAGGGCCGGTCGCGGGATCGGATACGCAGATCATCTATAACAAATTGGGATCCGCAGGTGCTACGGGCGTGTTCACCTACAATTATACCAGCGGAACACTCAATGTGGGTTCGCTAGTAGTCAACAATGGAATCTCCGTGAGCGGAAATGTTTCATTCACAAGCAACTTTACTTACACCCCAACTACTGGACAACTACTGCTAGGGGCAGTTATACCGGCCTACACAATAGGATCGGCCGTTTACGCTATAGGTTCGTCAGCCAGTGGAACCTTAAATTCACCAACAAATCTTACAAGTGTGAATACGGTAGGCGGAACATGGGGATCGTTTAGTGGTAGTTCGTTTGCTTTGTCCTCTCTAACATTTGGAACAGGTATATATTCAAGCGGCAGCGCGACTTACACCAATGGAGGAACGATAAATGCTGTATTCCAGTTTAGTGTAGCAGTTGCGGGGTATAGTACCGGTAACTCCAGTTTATCATTTTCGTTCGGGACCTCGACTGGAAATTACACAGTGACTTACATCGGATCGGGATCGGGGACAACATCACTTACTCTAACGAATCCAGCCTCCGCAACCGTGTATACTTTCTCGTCACCTTTTCCGGTGTATATACAGGTTATTCGTACAGGTACATCACTAGTCTTTCAGTTTAGTACAACGTCGTTTGCGTCAGTGGCGACAGTTTACACGACACCGGCAATTACATCAACAGATGTATTTATCGTAAATAGCGTTGTGAATATGAACTACACCGGAAATTCAATTGTTAATTTCAAGGTGTACGCCGTCAGTATAGGGTCTCCTTACACCACGTTAGAGGTAGACGGCCCAGTCGTTATTAACGACAGCGCGTATTCTGGAACAAATGCTTTGACTATATCGGGACCCACCCTGATCCAAGGCGGTCTTACAGTTTCTGGAAATATAACATCTACAGCGGGAACCACCACGCTCAGTTCTCTGACGGTCAACAGCTTATCCGGAACGACTATGACCGGAGATCTCAACATGAACCTCAAAAACATTACCAATTTAGGTGCGGACGGGTTTTCGTTGAATTCTCTGACTGGAGGGATCACTGTGACCAACGGTTCAGTAAACGCATCAGGGACGGTATACGGGGGGGTGTATAATTACTACAAATTCACTACATCTTCCGCGATTACTTCGGTAGGAACTATTCCCAATGTATACTACTTTGCGGTAGGCGGTGGAGGCGCGGGCGGATATAACCAAGGCGGTGGTGGAGGTGCTGGCGGTCTACAAACCAACGATGTAAACATTTCTGGTCTTGTGTCTATTTCCAGTGAATATATAGCGAGTGGTGGTATAACTCTAACGGGTGGTCAGACATATAGTATTAACATTGGAGGCGGGGGGAACACAAATCCACCTGGAAACGGAACACCAACTGTATTTTCGGGTTTAGGAATTACCACCATAACCGCAAGTGGTGGCGGTTCTGGAGGTAGTGGTAGTGCTTTTACATCTTCAGGTTCGTCTGGTGGTTGTGGAGGAGGTGGTGGACTTGTAAACGGGGCGAACGGAGGTACGGGATCTCAAGGTGGAAATGGTGCTGCTGGCAGTTCATCAACAACAGGTGGTGGTGGTGGTATCGGCGCATCGTCAACAAATACCAGCGGTGGGTTAGCATTTTCGTATCTAGGTACATCGTATGGCGGTGGAGGCGGAGCTGGTCAAACCGGTGGGTCTGGGTATCCTGGTGGCGGCGGAGGTGCTGGACAGGGCGGTAATGGTACAAATCCTGGTGGAAACGCCACAAACGGTACGGGTTCGGGTGGAGGTGGAGCTGGTCAAAATTTTACGTATGGAGGTACTGGAGGTACGGGCGTCTTCATTCTTCTTATTCCTTCACCTACCTACACAGCATTATCTCTCGGCTCAATGTCCATCAACACGAACAGCAATCTCCAGATCTCTGCGACCTCTAACATTATTCTCTACCCATCCACGGGCGGAAGCGTAAACCTCTCCGGTGCCCCCCTCACCGGCGTGTCCGGCATCGCCTTCTCTGGATCCTACATCGGTATCGGAACCAACATCAGCATGGGCGGAACGTCCAATATCGCCATCGGGGTATCCGCCGGGTACAATGTCGGTGGTGCGACCTCCAACTTCGTGGGCATCGGTCAGTCGGCCGGTTCCAACTCGTCCGGTGCGAACGTCGTGGCTATCGGAACGTCCACCGCCAACAATAACCAGGGCATCAATATTGTAGCCTTGGGGATCCAGGCCGGATCCAATAATACGGGAAGCTGTAACGTCTTCATCGGTATCCAGGCCGGTATCAACAACTCGGGAGCCAATAACGTCGTGGCGCTCGGTGCATCCGCCGGAGCGAATAATTCAGGTGGATCGCTGGTCGCGATTGGTAATCGGGCAGGATACAACAATTCCGGAGCGAACGTCCTCGCACTCGGCAATTTCGCGGGGTCCAATAACCAGTACTCCAACTCCATCTTCCTCGGTAACAGTGTGAGCACTGGAGGCTACCAAGCCCCCTACGCCAACTCGTTCGTCGTCTATTCCACCACGTCAGCCAACGCGTTCCTACAAGGCGATATCTCCAACAACCTGCTGGGAATCGGGAAAGTGCCCTCGTACGCTCTGGATGTCAGTGGAACACTCAGAACGACGTTATTGGCCGGAACGACTATGACTGGAGACCTCAACATGAATCTGTGCAACATCACGAATATTGGATACGGCGGGTATTCTCTGAATGTTGGTCAGTATGCCTTCCTGTTTTCTACCGGACCTTCATCTACTGGAACAGGAACATATGGAGCCTCGTATACGTACTTTCTTTGTACGACAAGCGCCACACTTACCGTCAACTACCCGGTTACCAACGCAATCTTCTTTGCGATTGGAGGTGGTGGTGCGGGTGGATCGTACTTAGGTGCTGGTGGCGGTGCAGGTGGTCTACAGACAAACGACCCTACCCTATCATCAACCGTCACGGCATCTCAGTATGTCTCAGGATACTTAACAATTCCAGTCGGAACTTACACTATAAACATCGGAGCTGGAGGAATAGGGGTTTCTGGTACTGCCAATGGATCAAATGGTTCAAACACAGTTATTTCAGGAACAGGAATCACAACCATCACTGCGATTGGAGGAGGTGGAGGTTCAAAACTTGGAGGCACTGCAGGGTTAGGTGGATGCGGTGGTGGTGGAGCGTATGGCGTATCTGGTGCTATTGGTTATCAAGGATATGGCGGTGGATCTGGTGGTGGAGCGTTCACTGCTGGCGGTGGAGGCGGTATCAGTAGTATAGGATCTAATGGTGTCGGAACAGGACCTGCGGTTTCTAGCGGAGGAGCTGGTGGTTCTGGCCTTTCATATGTAGGAAGAGTGTACGGTGCTGGTGGAGGTGGTGGAGCAGACAATGCAGATTATCCATCTCAATCATACGGAGCAGGTGGAAGCTCTGGTGTAGGTGGTGCTGGCGGTGGAGGAAACGCAACAGCAAATACAGGGTCTGGAGGTGGAGGAAGTACTAACAACGGGCAGGGTGGAAATGGAAGTTCAGGAGTGTTTGTTATCATGATTCCTAATTCCCAAGTAGGACCATCAATTTCTCCGTCCAACTGCGGCTCCATCTCCATCAACAATTTAAGCAGTCTACAGATCGCAACTAGTAACAGTCTTATTTTAGCCCCTGGATCAGGGTGTAACGTCACGGTCTCCGGAGCACTGACTACGACAGGAACCACTACCCTCAGTTCTCTCGTTGCGACATCGACAGTCACGCTGTCCAGCCTCACCTCAGGAACCGTCGGCAACGTCTTGACCTACAACGCGTCTACCGGATCCGTCGGGTACGGAGCCATATCGTCTGGTCCCCCGACATCCGTGAACACCTACACCGTCTCCGCCACAACGCTGACGCTGACCACGGCCTCGGCAGGATGGTACTACTACATTGCGAACTCGGGATTCTCGAACGTGAACATGCCCTCGCCCGCTCCCACGACGGCCGGAACGTTCTGGACACTCCGCAACGCGACCTCGTCGTACTTGAGCGTCACGGTCGCCAACAACACGAATTCAAGCTTACCCTCTCCGCTCACCCTAGCACCCTCAAACAATACCACGATTGTGTACACTGTTTCAGGAGTCAATGGAGCGACGATTTCTGGATATATTCTGTTCTAAACTAGGTAAGAAGCACGGTCATGGCGACATCCATTGTCTCATCAGGAAAATCGGTATGGGGGTTCTCACCACAATCCATACCGGGTTTAGCATTGTGGTTGGACGGAGGGGATAAAAGCAGTATGGTTCTTTCAGGAACAACAGTGACGACTTGGAACGATAAGTCTGGAAATGGGTTGAACGCAACTGCAACTGGAACGCCTACATATACTTCAAATGCACTAAATGGACTCGGCGCACCAGCACTTAATTCAAATGCTAACTATTTCTCAACTCCATCGTTTACTCCTTCACCAACGACAGGGACTCCTTCAATATTTATGGTTATGAACCAAACATCGTATTCTGGTGCTGGGAACTCTGATTTCTTTTCGGCATCTAACTGGCAGGTTATTGATTTAATTGGACAGGGTGGAGCATTCAATGCAGCGTTGACGATAGGTGGAAGTTCGCAAACTCCAATTAATGCGACAACAACACACAATAATCCAACACTTTTAAGTATTGTTGTTTCCAGTGCATCTGGAGGAGTCGGTTATGCGAACGGAACATACACTGCATCAACTGGAAGTGCCGGTGGATCACTCGCGGGATCATATGTATACTATGTAGGCGGTGGGCCCGGATTTATTGGGTTTGTATATGAACTCATAATCTTCAACAATACTCTCTCCACCTCTCAACGCCAGCAAGTGGAAGGATACCTGGCGTCCAAATGGGGACTTCATAACCAACTTCCTAATGCTCATCCGTACTCGTCCGTCGTCCCCATTCTCCCAACCCAGATTCCTGGATGTGTTCTCTGGCTGGACGGAGCGGATACGACGAGTATGACGTTCAGTTCGGGATACAACGTCTCGTCATGGAATGATAAGTCTGGAAACGGATACAATGCGACAAAGGGTACAAACGCTCCGACGGTTCTTACAGGCGGGGGTATTTCATTTGACGGCACTCAACTGTTTTCATTGAGTGCCACCTATTCTCAAACAGCATCTACCTTTTTCTTAGTTGGGAAAGCAAACACATCAACGGGTCAGCAGTATTTCTTCAATTTTGATAGTACGAATAATGGAATATCAATTATTGGAAATGGAGAAGCGTCTGGATATATAGATTTGTATGGAAATCCAACCGTTTGGGGGCGATTATCAACAAGTGGGAGTACCAACGCATTTATTGTATCGGAATCACATGTTTCGGCTGGAAATTATATTGGGGTTCTGAATGGAACTCAGATTGTTAATGCTGCCTTCACTGCAGGAGCGGCAACGAAAATTGTATGTCTAGGCAGTCCTTTTAACAATGGAACATCAGGAGGACAAGTTACTATATATGAATTTATCCTATTTAATTCGTTTCTCTCCACCCCCCAACGCCAACTCATAGAGCAGTACTTGGGCAAAAAGTGGGGAATCTCGGTCGCCAACGCCCCTTCCCCTGGCCCGTACTTAATCCCCTACAACCGCCCCTTCCGCCCCGTGGATATTCCTGGGTGTTCCTTGTGGCTGGATGCGGGGGATCAGAGCAGTATGACGTTCAGTTCAGGGAGCAACGTGAGTATTTGGAAGGATAAGAGTGGGACCGGAAACAACGCAACCACTGCAAACGGAACACCTGCATTAACAACGACGGGTACAACCCAGTTTATACGGTTTCCAAATATAACCCGAATGTTACTAACAACTACTCTGGCTACTATTCCTAGCGTGTTCGTAGTTGCTAAAACAGACACTATCACAAATGGTTCTGTAATTATTGGAGTCCCAGTAGTTACGTCGGGTATTGCGTCGTATTATTTTCAAATAGTTACAAATGGCTCACCATTTGATCAAAGATATTCAGTTGCATCTTCAACTACGGCTGGGAGCTCTGCATTGGGTTCGTTTCCTGGAACCAATACTCTTTGTATTATGACTGGATTATTTGATCCAACAAACGCAGTGTCGGGATTGGTGCTTAGAACAAACGGAACATCCAAAACGGTGGTCGGCGGTGTCACACAAACGACAGTGGCGAATACGTTTATAGGAAACATGGACTGGTATGCAGGTAATTTTGGTAATCCTGGCGGAACCATAGATATATGTGAAATTGTTGAATATAACTCCTTGTTAAGTACGAGTCAGGTTCAACAAGTCGAGCAGTACCTGGCCCAAAAATGGGGACTGGTCGCGAATCTTCCCACGGGCCATCCTGGGAAATTAATGCCCGCCTTCAGTACCAATTTCACGCCCAAATCCGTCACGGGGATGCAGTTGTGGTTGGATGCGGGGGATCGGAGCAGTATGAATCTTTCGGGGACATCAGTGACTCAGTGGAACGATAAGAGTGGGAACGGGAACAACGGAACGCCTACAACATATTTTGGTGGATCGGCAACCACTATTCCACTTATACAGAATTCTATCGGCAGTCTTCCATCATTACAGTTCACGGGCGGGTCATCAATACTCGGAAACATCGTGCTAACGGGGACTGGATATACGGCGTTTTGTATTTTCAATGTACCCACTCAACCAACAACTGCACAAAATCCACGCATTTTTACACTGACCCGACCAGGAGTTTCAGATGGAAACGGCGGGGATGTTGGCGGTATGTCAATTAATGGTAATATTAATAAGCTTGGGTTTGTTCGGTTTAATGGTAGTGTAAGTTCATATGCTACTGTATCCATACCATACAATACGGCTATATTATCAAGTGCTTGGTCGGATTCAAATTTTGCGTATATGAGTACGTATGGTTCAATAACACCGGTTGTATCATCGCCATCTGTATCACTTGGTAGTTTGAATACAACCGTATATGCAGTTGGTTCGCAAATTACAAACGATGTATCATCTCCACTTACTGGATTTATTGGTGAACTCTTGATTTTCAATAACACACTCACCACCTCTCAACGCCAGCAGGTGGAAGGCTATCTTGCTTGGAAATGGGGTCTGCAGAGTTCTCTGCCGTCCACACATGCATATGCAAAATTCAGTCCGTAGTCGCCTTGCTCCCACGTCCCACGCTCCCTAAACGGTCGCTAGGTCCTTAACGTCACTCGCTCCCACGTCCCACGCTCCCTAAAGGTCGCTAAGTCCTTAACGTCCCACGCTCCCTAAAGGTCGCTAAGTCCTTAACGTCCCACGCTCCCTAAAAGCCCCTCTAATCCCGAGTCACGCACAGTTGGAGCGTGTTTCCGGACTGGAGAACGTACGCGAACGAGAACCCCAGGACTTTCTGGGTGAGCGCGTACGTCGCGTCTCCAAGATCTGTTCCGCCAAGGAGGTAGGCCACGTACGCGTACAGCGTTCGTGTCGTGCCGTCCGAGCAAGGGGAAGGAGGGGTTAGGCTTAGGGTAATGAGGGGGTAGCACGCCGGAAAACCGACAGAGGCCCATTGCTGGAGCGCCGGAGTGAAATTGTACGACCCAGGATTACCGAGCGGCGCCAACGCTTGCCGGTCCGCGGTTTCCTGGGCAAGAGCCACCGACTGCTGAGTCACTAACTGATCTATCGTCACAAGGTAAACAGGTCCCGTCGGTCCCGTCGGTCCCGTCGGTCCCGAGGGTCCCGTCGGTCCCGAGGGTCCCGTCGCATCTAGTGCACCGTCAACCCCTGTAGATCCGGTCACACCCGTTACACCCGTCTCATCGACAACTCCAGTAGGTCCGGTCGCACCCGTTACACCCGTCTCATCGACAACTCCGGTAGGTCCGGTCGCATCCAGCACACCATCAACTCCAGTAGGTCCGGTTACACCCGTCTCATCTAATTCATCTGTTACACCTGTTACACCTGTTACACCTGTTACACCTGTTACACCTGTGGGTCCGTCCATTTACTCTAGTCTATTATAGTTTAATCACCACGGAATTCTTGGCGGATTTGCGTTCGGACCCTGCCGATTTACGAAGCGCCGAACGAACTGTCGGGCGGGGCGGGGCAGCAGGCGCGGGCGCAGGCATAGGTGCAGGCGGGGGGTTGAACATAGCCTGTTGCTGCTGTTGCTGCTGCGGGGGGAAGTTAGTTCCTACTTTCCGCTCCTCTTTCTGGATCTTGTTCAGAATATCCCCAATGCCCATTCCCGACGGCGACTTCATTTCGCGGACGGGTTTAATAGGGATTGTGCGCGTCTGCTGCTGCTGCTGAGCCGGCGCAGGAGTGTTCACGCCGCCCAGGAACGACATTAGACCTGCGAGCGGGTTAGAGTCCTGCTGCTGGCTCTGCTGCTGCTGGGGGGCGGAGTTTCCGAAGCCGTTGGCGGAGGGGAAGGTAGGGACATTCACGTTCTGCTGCTGCTGCTGCTGCTGGCTCTGGGCCTGCTGACGAAACTGCTGGGTCTGGTTCTGCATGGCCTGCGCCGCCATCTGACGGGCAATATCAGGATTCTGTTTCAGAATCTCCTGGATGTTCGGGACCGGGGCTTTCATCGCCATCTGGTTGGTGAGGTGGACCATATACACCATGAAACAGGTGCGCATGGGGATACGGACGAGGGGGTGCATGCGCATCTTGTCGCCGTACAGATCGTACAACTCCTCGAAATCCTCTTCCAGGTCGCCTACGTTCATCTGGGCGGACTGGGACAGACCGTCGAGCTGGAGACCGAACATCTTCATCATCCCGACGTTCTTAGATCCCCACTCCATCGCGGACATTCCCGTAATGAACCACTCGGAGAACTGTTTGATGGTGGAATCCATAGCCTTCTCCTTCCTTACAAACTCCAGTTCCATCTCCATCTCGTCAAGGGGCGAATCCATCGTGAAGCGCTTGCGGATCGGGACGCCCAGTTTATTGAGGCGCTCGAACTTGCGCAGCAGTTCGTACTTCTTCTTCATAATGGCGTCCTCGGACATTTTCGGGGCAACATTCACAGGTTTCAGGTAGGCTTCGGCGTTCAGGTTCTCCACGCCGTCCCACGTACGCGTCGTCCCAACATCCTCGGCGGACGGGACGAGGCGAGGCGGCTGCGGCGGGGCTTCAGAGGGCAAGTCGGTGAAATCCAGCGAGATCGACTCCATTTCAGGCAGTTTGGTGTCGGGGGCGGACGACGACGACGACGACATCGCATTCATGTTCATCAAAAGATCGGCACCTGGGACATCCGCCATCTTGGGTGAGTACTATTATGAAGACTGTGTAGGTTGTTCTTAAAGTTAAAACGCGGCGAATTACAAGGAAGCCACCCTGTTATAGTATGAACGGTGTTAGGGCAGAAAAGATTGAAGAACTGGCTAAAATAGATAAAGCGACGTCTTTATCCATAATAAAGAAACTCAAAACTCAACCAAGGGTTCATTTCGCATGCTATTGTGGCGAAACATATTCTAAGCAGATCAACGACGTCACGGGGGTAAAAGGTACAGGGCTATTCTGCTACAAACACTCTATGGAACGCAGGCGAAGGAAGAAAATGTTAGAGATTATACACGCTGCGGCAGCCAAAGATAATGCGGTATTTAACGATGAAGAAACCGTATGGAAACGACCTGGGTGGATAGCGTTCACGTGCTTCTGTGGTGAAAAACATAAGAAGGATCAAAGTGCGATTAAGCAGGGTCAGGGAATGTTCTGTAAGGTTCATACCCAAGAAAACGTTAAGAAGAAAATACATGAAACATCGTTGAGCAAGTATGGTGTTGATCACTATAGTCAATCCCCTGTTGTTCGCGAAAACTGTAAGAAAAATGCATTAGAAAAATATGGTGTTGAACATCTTGCCCATGTAGCCGAAATACATACAAAACAACACAAGTATAAATTTAAAGAATATCGAATGCCGAGTGGAGACGTTCGTTTGATACAGGGATACGAGAACCACGCATTAGACGAGTTAGTTAAAATTTATCCAGAAGAGTCAATATATACAACTAGAAAGGGTATAAAGTACATGTTTAACGAAGAAGAACACTACTACTATCCCGATATTATTCTGGAGACCGAACCTAAAACGATTATTGAAGTAAAATCAACGCATACGATGTATTACAAACACTACTATGAACGAAACATCGCAAAACGTAATGGATGTATTCTTGCAGGGTATAAATTCGAATTTTGGGTTTACGATAAAAAGTTGATCAAGAGTCTCGCATGAAATTTGTAGGGTGCTCTAGAACCCATACGGCGGCGAGAAAACTGTCCGCCATGTCATCCTGTTTCTTGTGCGACTTGAAGAACGACATGTTGGCGGCGGGACACAGGACTTCACAATGAACGATTCCCGTCTTCTTGCGGCCGCGGTACGTCCCCGTCGCATCCGTAGCCGTCGCAATATTGTCCAATTTATGGATTGCTGATACTCCCTTTGTCCTGAACCCGCGACATGCGAAGTACATGTGCATCATAGCCTGTACGGCAAACATCCGCCGATCCAACTGGTTCTCGAAAATCGCGAGATCGGCACCTTCCCACCATCCAAGATCCGCGCGCTTATCGAGACACGCAATGATATCATTGACTAAATCGAGAACGCCTCCACCGGGCGCCCGAGCATTGCCCTTGAATTTCGACCATCCCGATTTCGACATTTCTGTCCAGAGTCGGCCTACCAAATCCTTCTTAGTTTTTCCCGTGAATCCGTACGTCTTTCCCATCTCCTGCAATTCAGGAATGGTCTTTTTCGTCAAGGCCGCTTTCGTCATCGTTAAATTCTTCGGCCGATGACGGGAACATGCCTGGGTGCCAGCGCCCGCCTGGACCCACATCGCAGGTTTCGCGCACTTGAAACATGCTGTCCTTGTGTGCCCGTTCTTTTCCGCCACGACATCAATCACATCCCACGCCGTTATTCGCATATCTGTTCTAGACGTACCCTCCAGAACACATACCGCTAGATTACGAAGTCCAATATCAAAACTAATGATCTTCATTCTGTCTCTTACGCCGCTGCTTGTACGAGAGATAACAAAACTGGCTTTTTATCGCTCTTACTGTAAGGTATCCCCTTCGCGGTAAGCAGATCACGGAGCTGGACCACCGTCTTACCCGTGAAGTCCGAGATATCCTCGCCAATCACCCCCGTCTCCTCCTCCTCCTGCTCGTGCTCGTGCTCGTGCTCGGCATCCGCATCCACATCGTGGACCGACACGCGATCATCGACCACCTGCTCCTGCTCGTGATCCTGCTCAACGGGCTCCTCGACGGGCGGATGGGACAGGAAAGAAGGAGGTGGGGTAGTTACGGCGACCGCGAGGGCATTGATTGCCTGGGCCATGCGCGACTGCTGGATGTACATCCACGCAACAAGGCCGGTGAGGATAAGAACGATTCCCGCGACGAGCGCAACAATTCCGTGGAAGAATTCCATACTTGAGAGTAGTTTACTTTCTGGTATTCCTAAAAATCCTCAGAATCAAACTTGATCACCATTTCGTCCTGGTTAACTCCTACCCCTGCCTTCGAATAATCCGACACGCGGCGCTCGAAGAAATTACCCTTTCCCTCCATCGAGATCATGTCCATGAAATCAAACGGGTTCTGGGCATTCCAAATTTTCGGGATTCCCAGCTGGACGGCAAGACGGTCAGCCACAAAGCGGATATACTGCGTCATCAACGTCGCATTCATTCCGATGAGGGTACACGGCAAGGACTCGCAAATAAACTCAGTCTCAATCGCCACCGCGCTCTCCAGAATCTCGCGGATCTTTTCGGCTGCGATGGGAGACTGGCCGTGATACATTTCCACGGCAAAGACGGTATGAAGACCCTCATCCCGCGAAATCAACTCATTGGAAAACGTGAGACCGGGAAGCAGACCGCGCTTTTTCAGCCAGTAGATAGCACAAAACGCTCCGCTGAAAAAGATTCCCTCGACGCACGCAAACCCAACTAGACGGGTGGCGAAATCCTCGCCGCTCTCGATCCACTTCATCGCCCACTCGCCTTTCCGCTTGATACACGGAACGTTATCCAGCGCCCGGAACAGTCGCATCTTCTCGTCCCCGTCTTTGACGTACTTGTCGATCAGCAGGGAATACATTTCGCCGTGTACACCCTCCATCGCGTTCTGGAAGGCGTAGAAGAGACGAGCAGGAGGGCTCTCAGTATCCCGCTGGAAACGGGTGGCGAGGTTCTCCTGAACGATTCCGTCGGCTCCTGCGAAGAACGCCAGAACCTGTTTCACGAAATCCTGTTCCTGCGTCGTCAGAGACTCCCAATCGCTCTCGTCTTTCGAAAAGTCAATTTCCTCCGGCGTCCAGAAGGAGGCGACGGCCTGTTTGTACAACTGGTACACTTTGGTCTCCGAGTTCTTAATGGGAAACAGTGTGTAGCGTTCTCCGGGCGTCGCGGTCGTCATTCTTTTGGGTGCTGTATATACCACGCAGAAAGTAGTTAAATCATTGTCGTCTGTATAAAAACAATACGGCGAGCGATGAACGGAAGCGTGTATTCGTCCACCGATCAGATCAATCTTTTGAAAAACATCTTCACTCCTCAGTTCCAGGTTGGACAGGGAGGATACTTCCAGCCAACTGTTCACACATATCTCCCGGGAGACGTAGAAATCGGGGACCCTACGACCAATTACAATCTGTTCCTGAACGGAAACGCACTGGCGACCGATCTCAAGATTGCGGCATGGTCGGGGTACCCCGCAGTTTCCACGCTCAGTCTGGCCAATAACCGCATTACCGGAGTCTCAAATATCACGTTTTACAGTGGCGGGAATTATCTGGACGGTTCGGTGGGTATCGTCAATAACTTGTCGGGCGTTAATACCATTAACGGATTCAATCTAAGTCTGGGGAGTTCGCTGACGATCGGGACAGATAAGGTATTTATGGGAGCAGGGGCGGGTCCAGTCATTACGTTATCGGACCAAGTCTGTATTGGACTGTCGGCCGGGAATGGAAACACGGGGCGGAGTCTGGTGGCGATTGGACAAGGGGCGGGATCTGGAGGAACCAATGGATTGGGGTATGTCGTTGCCCTAGGATTCAATTCCGGTCTAAACAATTCGGGCGGACAGGGAGTATTTATTGGAACTTCGGCAGGTGTAGGAAATCTGGGATCCAATACTGTTTTTATCGGGAATTCGGCTGGATCCGGAAACATGTCGTCCAACGTCGTTGCGCTAGGATTTCAGGCGGCAATGAACAACACCAGTTCTGACGTTATAGCCATCGGAACCAACGCGGCTGCGACCAATTCTGCGGCATTTGTGGTGGCGATGGGGCACCAAGCGGCCATGTCCAATAAGGGATCGTCGGTCGTATCACTGGGGTACAATGCCGGCTACCAGAATTCCGGAAAAAACTGCGTCTTTCTCGGCTCGAACTCAACCTCGATCATCAATACGAGTTGTACAACCGACAACACGTTCTACGTCTATTCAACCATCCAAAACACTCCGTTCCTCCAGGGCGATATGTCCGCCAATGTCCTGGGAATCGGAATGAAGCCGACACCCGGATTCGCCCTGACCGTTCAAGGAGCTGTTCAGAATACGCTGACTATCAGTTCTGTGTCTCCATCCACAATGACTCTTTCATTAACAACCACCAATGCGGCCACGCGGTTCTTTGTTTCCAATAACATCAATCTGTCTTTCCCGTCAACGGCGCCTCCGACAGGAACACACTGGATTGTGACGAATACATCGGGGACTGGAATTAACACAACTCTCGTCGGTGCAACCGTACTTGGATTATTGAATGTAACCCTTCCTGCGACATCGGGTGGAGCGGGGCGGGGAATTACGTTCGTCTATACTGGAACTGGAAGCAATTACTATGCGTTTTAATTTACGGTGGTCCGAGCGCGAACGGATGCGTACTGGGTAAGTTGCCTTGGAGTCCCCACTTCCAGGCAAGATACCCTTCAAGTTGTGCACGTTGGAGGGATGTGAGCGTTCGCGAAACCACGAGAAGTTCGTTGAGGTACCCTGGCCAGAACTGCCCTCCGTTATTCGGCGATGATCCAATAATCATTCCGGTCATCGCAATGGTCGTTCCTGTCTTTACGGTCATAGCGGACGCATTGAAGTAAGGGGTCAGCACGGATCCATCGACCGTCATTTCTAGAAGGGATGGTGCGGCAGGATTCGTAGAGACGGGAGTGGCCGGAGAATTTGATGTTATGTCGTTCCATCCACCACCTAATTGTACGCTTATTATGATATACCCTGCAACATCGGATATTCCGTAACTCGATTGATTCCAAGCGTTCAACGTATACGAAAAACCTGCACTGTTTTGAACTGCATACCCAGCATTTCCACCGTAGCCGCCCAAAGCGGCACCGCCTGTACCAGCTGTATCACCTATTCCGGCGCTTAATCCGCCTATTCCTTCCCGTGCAGATGCATTATTACCGTCTCCGGAGCCACCACCGCCACCACCACCGGCACATGCAAGTTTGAAAGATGGACCGACATTAATGAGCGTATACCCGGCGGCTATCTGAGTGTAGTTGCCTCCAGGATTTCCACTTGTAATACCAACAGCACCAACACTTGTAGCTGTAATAACTGTCCCCGCTGGAATATTTGTTATCGTACACACTGCCGATCCCCCACGTCCTCCAGGGCATCCCGGATAAATATTTCCAAACCCATTCTTTGAAAGACCTGTTGCGCCTCCACCACCGGCGGCATAAATTGTGACGACTGAGTTTGGGCCACTTATGGTATACGTAGTTGTGAACCCGCTCAATGTCGTACTAGCGCTACTTCCAGTGAACGTCGCGAAGTTTGTGGTGCCGTTGTACGTTCCCATGAATCCGACGTTGTCGACTAGACCTACGTTGATGAGGCGACCGTACGACCCGGGCGTCGACGTTAAACTCGCGACCGCCATCATCGTGTATCCCACGGGAACTGAAACAGTGGTATTCACGAACGAGGCCGCCTGTCCTAAGAATACGCCTTTAACCGTACTGGAGTACTGGGGAAGTGGCGACGAACCGGTGACGAGACTGAAACTGTTTCCTAACCCCGATTTGTCGATGAGTCCATTGACGGGATTTGTTGGGAGGTTTGCAAATGTAGGTGCGAATGTTTTGTATGGATGAGAGGTTGGAAGGCCTGGCTGTAATCCCCATTTCCACGCGAGGTACCCTTCCATCTGCTGCCGCTGAAGGGTGGTTGGAATTGTGGTCATCACAACGACTTCGTACATATTCGTGACCGCTGTGATGTTTGCGTACGCAGTCCCAGACCATTCGGCACCGATCGCAAACCCTTGTCCGGTGTTTGTGCGTGTCTGGCCCGTCGTGATCACGGTTCCCGCACTTCCGTTTATCCATGAATTGATAATACCCGTTGATACGGAGGTATAGGATGCTAGAACGGGTGATAAGGCAACTGAAGGAAGGGCTCCAGAGACCGTATTCACATTAGACCCGCCAGTACCACTGACTCCGTACAATCGTAAATCTGGAGTCCCCGTCGCATCCGCATACAATCCAAACCCATCCGTAGAATTGTATGAGGCGGTGGTATTAGGTCGTCCAGTAATCACCGACTGATTATACACCGCGGTTGGCGAGCCCAGAACGGTGAAGAGAGCGTAATTCTGGAGATTGACGGCCTTGTTGATAAATAGGTACCCTCCACTTAGATTGACGGATTTACCGAGAGCGGTTGTTATGTACGAAACCGTTCCAGATCCCGATCCGAGCGATAAGTTGTACGCATTGCCCGACTTATCGTTCCATTTCTGAATACTTCCTCCTCCCGCGGGTGTCCATGAAGGACCTGCTGATTTGTACGGATGAGTAGGTGGGAGATTTGCCTGAAGTCCCCACTTCCAGGCAAGATATCCTTCCACCTGCTGGTACTGACTTATAGTCAGAACGGAATTGTAAAACAAAACTTCCATCTCGTATCCGATGAAATAATATGTCCCCTTGTTTCCAGTATCTGTACCTAAATATGTTGTTGTTCCAGCAGTAAATCCAGCCCCAGTTGTAGATGTTCCAGAGGTGAGTCCTCCATTTTGAGAAATGAATACATTTGTTCCATTAACTTGTCCGGTGACCAATGCAGTTGTTGCAGATGTATATCCACCAGGGGCTGATGCAAGCCACTTCAATTCGTTGTTTAGGTAAGAAATAGATCCCAGTGGGTTATATCCCCATCCAAGCGATCGGGCTCCCGATTGTCCGCCAATTACCATATTGTTATTCGAGCCAGGACTTGAATTGTTTGCTACTACAAACATGGTTTCTGCCGTAGGATTTGCTGCGTATCCCGTAGAATAGGCAGTGGTGGTGTTTGTAAAGTTAAGAGCATTGCAGGTGGTTGAATACGTTGCTGCGCTGTATCCAGTTGCCTGAACTGCATTATAGGTTGCTCCAGTTGGTGCTTTATTCGCCCATGTAGTTACTGATGTTCCATCTGATGGAATACTTCCATTCCCATTTGGATCTTTTCCGTCATACCATACCTGCGGCGAAGGTACAGTCACTGATCCACCTACAATAGTTGTCGCATCCGATGCATCGTACCAAGCCTGTAGCGCTGCAATATCGGACGCAACTAACTGTGCCGTTGGAGAATATACGAAGTTCATAGATGTGCTATCTGATCCGTCAATCCACTCGATGGGTCCGGAGGATAAGGGACCAATGTACGAAGGAGGGGGGGCTTTAGTATACGGATTGTTGGTAGACAGGGCATTCTGAAGTCCCCATTTCCAGGCAAGGTACCCTTCCATCTGTTGTCTCTGTACGGAATTTAGCGCATAGTTGTAAATAATGATTTCAGAAATGAAAGATTTGTAATAAGTTGTAGTTAAGGGGTAACCGGTTCCAACATTGAACCTCTGTGATATTGAGGTAAGCGTTGCTGCGGTTGAAGATGTTCCGTTCGTAACTATTCCTCCAAAATTGTACCATGTTGAGTTTGATCCCTGTTTCTCGATAGTGTATAACTGAGGACCGGGCGTTACAGTGAAGTTTATGTTGTTAAAGACATACGATCCGCCAAACTGAAAATAGTGCTTGTTTGTCCCCCATGTGTTTATCGCATACTGTATATCAGTATCAAGCGTAAACGTTCCAGTGTAATCGGTATTTGGGTCGTTGTATACAATAAATATTGTTGTGTCTGTTCCGTTAGACGAGAGAATCGGAACAGGTAAGAAATTGGTGGTCGCGAGGTAACTGTTTCCGTTGAAATTGATACCGGGGTACTGTCCACCCAGCAATGTTGGCGAGTAGGTAGGATAACTTCCTCCCGGATATGCTAGATCCAAACCATTTCCAGACTTATCACGCCAAGTAGAAACTTGGGTCGACGAATACGTGTTTGTGAACGTCGGGCCTACTGTTACCTTCGTAGTGCTGTACGTGTGCGTTGTAGGAAGAGACGCCTGGAGCGCCCATTTCCAAGCAAGGTACCCTTCCACTTTCTGACGGTCGGCATCTCCGAGATTCGTATTGTAAAACTGAAGTTCTCCAAGATAGAAGTCTGCGGCACCGATAAGTCCAGAATCTGTCGCCCATGCTCCCAATGAACACATGTTGCCATCTGTTTGATTGATTATCGGCCAGTTTCCTGGAGACGTATTCGATAATGTTCCATTCAGGTAAGTTTTTAAATTTGTTCCGTCATAGACCATACTTAGAACCTGAAGACTGGTGGTTAAAATTGCCGTAGCGGTGTATTCAGGGGATCCACCGGTTCCACCATTTGTAGTTTTGTACGTTAATGTTCCCGGTGTTATCTGCTGAGCAAACCCCTCCGGACCTGAATGAACGCCGATACCAAATGTTGTTGGAGAGTTTGCGTTTTGCCCGGCACGCTGTTTTGACATGATGTAAGTGTTTACGATATTCACTGGCTGAATGACCATAAACATCGACCAAATCGCAGCATTGTTGATCGATGACTGAGGAAGATTCAGATATTGGTTATTATGAAAATGTATAAGATTCGTGGCGGAACTGTAATCCACAGTTGATGCGGCCATAGCCGTGTAATTATTTCCCGATTTATCGTTGATCTGTGTGAGGTTTCCTCCGGGAGCAGATAGATTGGTCGAGTCGGAGGCATCTAACCAGAATTGAAGATTCGCAACAGTCGGTGTCGTTACACGGAACCCGATCGTGGTTATATCGGCCGCATCGTACCACATCGCCATTCCCGGAACTGCTGCGGGGGCAAAGGATGTTTTTTCAGTGATGCTAATGCTGCTGGTAGCGCCGGTGGCGTTGGTTGCGACAATGGTAATAACATAGTAAACGCCGGGGGTAGACGGGCTCGAAAAAGTAATGACGTTTCCGTTGACGGTAGATGAAAGCCCTGGAGATGATCCAGAGAAAGAGGTGGATCCAGTCGCGAAACATGTAAATGCGACTCCTCCACCTGTTGTAGATACTCGAGTGTACGTAATAGGACCGATCGGGGTGATGGCGACAGAATTCGCGGACGAGATGGAGGTATTGAGACCATTTGTTGCCCTCGCATAGAGAGTGTATGATTGACTGGCGGTTGCGACGAATGAATTTGTGGGGCTGGATGTGAGCAGACTGTTTCCAGACGCGTTGAAGTAGTTCATGGTGATTCCTCCCGGAAGTGTTGTACTTCCGTTATAGGTGGATGATGTAAAGACCCCTGTTCCAACTGCGGCCAAGGTAGGTGCGGCTGGAGTAAATAGAGTCGTCAGAGTAGACGAGACCGTTAATCCCGTTCCTACGACATTCACAATGTAATTTGTATTGGCTGAGGCTCCCTTAAAGGTAAAGGTTAAAGGAGATCCGGTGAATCCAGACGGTACGCCTGCGATACTCCATTTCTGTGCTAGATAGTACTCCATTCCCTTGCGTTGATCTGCCGTGAGCGCTTCTTTGAATAAGATAACCTCGCTGACGTATCCCGTGTACTGTGGAGGTCCATCATAATGCGCAATGCCTCCAACGCGGTACCTCCCAATGTTGAAATTCGCGGTAGATCCAAATCCTGGTTGAGCGGTTCCGTTGAAATAAGAGATTGCATTCGTTCCGTCCAATTCAAAGTCCATGATATACGCAGTATTTATCGGCTCTTGGAAGGCGGACAGTAAATTACCCCTATATCCGTAAACATAACCGCCCACAAACTCTACCAGAAGACCTGTTACATCAGAATCATATCCTCCTAACGCAGCCATAGAGAACACACGAGTAAAATCTGGGTTTATTGATGATGTGGGCGCAGGCTGCTGCATGACTATGAACACGGTTGCGGTAGTTCCAGTATTAGTAGTGAGTCCTGTAAACCACGACGAACCATCGAACGTCATGGTTGGTTTTCCGTTGATGCCGGTGCTATTGATGGTAGGTGTCCCGGTTGCCGTAGCATTGCTGCCCAGTCCTGACTTGTCTTTCCATACCGAGATCGTCGCACCGTTGGCGGCAGGGATTCCTGTTGCGTTCGGATCAGCAGCATCCAGCCATAACGTAGGGCTTCCAGGGAATACAGTAGGGAATCCCAAGGGTGGGACCGTACTCGCAGAGATCGCGGAACCGGATATCGTTGTTATCAACTGCGTCCCGTTCTGTACGAACGACGAAATGGTGAAAGGGAGGGCTGCGGTCACGGCCGAGAACGCAGTGGACGGTAGCGACACGTTTCCTCCCGAGGAAGCCGTTACCGTAAGCGTATACGTCGTTCCGATGATGGCCGAAATATTTGCGTTGGTGACTCCCGTCACTGTTCCAAACTGCGATCCATCTGCGGAATTTTTGAGAATGAACTGGGTTCCTGCGACGGCCTGGTTGTACGTCCACGAGGCACTGATACTGGTAGATGACGAAATGTATGTGATGGATACTGGTACGGGGGTAGGGAGAGTTTGGAATCCTATAATTGAAGAATTTGTACTGTTGGGTGCCCCCGCTCCCGCATTGTTCTGGAATGTGAATGAGCAAGTAGTATCTGATAAGGCCCCAGAATACGTAAATGACGTGGCGGTAGATGCGGTGAGCGTGAGACTGGCGGGGAAAATTGATGTATTCGTGTAGTACGGCGTATACGGTGCCGGAGTAATCGCCGGCTGGGCGGATAACGTGACGACCATCTGTCCCCCCGTCTGAATGATCGATTTGGCGATGGGGGCCGTTAGTAGAGTGACGTTGGCGGTAGGTGCCGAAACCGCGGTGTCTCCCTGCGCATCCGTGGTCATCACCACAAACGAATAGGTAGAATTTCTGGTAAGACTTGTACTGAATGTAGTAGAATACGCTGAATTGACGGATGAATATGAGTAGGTTGTGTATAGTGTTGCGAGTGTGGGGTCATACACTTTAAACGTCACTCCGGCCGTGGATGTCGTGGGGTACGTCCACGTAACCGTTACATTCGTACCATCAGCAGACGTTGCTCCTGGGTTTCCGATGGTTACCGCCGTGAGCGGGGTAATGTTGTCGGTGGGTACTGACCCAAACCCAGTCCCCGGTGCCCCCGTTGCCGCCACTGTGTACACGAAAGGAGGAGTTCCGCTCGACGGAATAAAGGTGTAATTCTGAGCGGTTATACCCGCACTGACGGTCGTTCCACCTTGTAGATAGACCGTGTACGATGTGGCTGCCGGGGCACCGCTAGGATAGGTCCATTGAAGAATCACCGATTGTCCAGACGCATCGGACTTCGTGAAGGTTGGCGTTCCCATCGTTGTAAAACTTGCTGTCGTAGTCGTGATCGAGTTTGTGCCCGTGTTCGTCACCGTGAATCCGTAGGTAGTATTCGCGGTGGTTCCGTTATATGTGAACGGATTCGTCGCACTTACTCGTGTGATGGTTGTCCCAGATGACTGGGCAATACTGAGTGTTCCCGACGTCGGGGTCGCGCACGTAATCGTAATCAATGCCCCGTCTTCCAGAATGCTGGTAATGGATGGAGCAGGAACTGTAGTGACCGCCACCCCCCCTGCCGACATCGCTTTTACATTTCCTCCTTGGGCAATGGCCTGGACTGTAAAGGTGTACGCCGTAGAGTCTGATACCGTGAAGGTTGTGTTGGTCGTGGTAAGTCCGGTGGTTCCACGGGTATTCCCACTCTGATCATACACGTTGAACGTAATTCCAGTCAGAGATCCGTACGTCCAGTTCATCGTCACCGTGGTACCAACCGCCGACGCCGTCAGACCGGTAGGCGCTGAAATGGGCGTTACCGCCGTTGAAGTCGCAGAATTGGCGGTGACGTATCCCGACGTGGTGGTAATCGTGAAACTGTACGGCGTTCCCACTGTGGCTCCGGTAAACACTTTTACCCGTGTTCCCGTCGCAATTCCGGTCGCAGACAACGTTGAATTGAGGATATTATACGTAAGAGATCCTGGCGTTGAGGAATCTGTCCAAGGAACCGTAATGGTTGTTCCGCTGACTGTTACGGTACCCATCGTAGGAGGCACAATGTAGTCCGGGAAAGCCGAGGGAACCGTAATAGAGAACCCTCCCGCATCAAACCAGTTTGTGAAGTACGTTCCTGCCGAATTTGTTGAGGTTAGAGCGACTCCGGGAGTTGTCGTTGATCCGGAATAGAGCATCTTCACAGTGTAGGATGTAGTTACCAGGACATTTCCGGGACCGGTTAGGATGACTCCGTCAGGATTGTTAATAATGTACTGCGCCGAAACCGTGTTCTGACCGCCTATGACGGTACACAAAGCATTGGACGAAAAAGTGGTGTTGGGTTTGGTACGAGCCACAATCGACGAATTGCCCGTACTCAAGATTCCCCCGAAACTTGAATTGACGGTAATTGTGAACGACTGTGCCCCAGCCGGAGTTACGCCGCTAAACGCCCCCGAATAACTTCCGTTTCCTCCGGCGACGGTAACAGATCCGACGGTCGGACCGCCCGTAAACCCAAACGTACAGTTCGCCAGAGCTTCCGAGAAGGAAATGGTAAATGATGTGGGGCTTGTCGCAGTGTACGCAAGATTTGAGGGGGCGGGAGGAGTCACCACGATCGGAATTGTGGTGGATGCCGTTGAACTGGTGTTTCCTGCCGTATCCGCGGCCGTAACGAAGAACGTATAATTTCCCGGGAGAGGAGATGAGTATTGAGCAGTGAGTGCGGTTGTAGGTGTGGGATTCGTGAGAGCAGGTGAGGACGAGAGCGTGAACGTACATCCCGAGGTGGCTTCGGTCCAGGTGAGCACGACATTCGGGGCTACAAACACTGCCGATAATGATCCAGGGGTAGCGATGACCTGGGTAGCACTGCTCACCGTCGTACTCAGGAACGATCCGGCAGATGTGAAGGCCGATAGATTGAACGTATACTTCCCAGGCGTGACTCCGGTAGACGTCGCAGTGTTTCCGGTGATCGTGAGATTGGGAACCGTAGGGCTTGAAGAGAGCGAGAACGTACATCCAGTTGTTGCCTCAGTCCACGCCAGATTGATTGTAGATCCGGTCGCTACTGCCGTAAAACTCGCAGGAGGAGCCACGATCTGACCTGTACATGTTATGGGAGCACTCATATTGTTTCCGGGGAGAACCGAGACGATTGAGAAGGTATATATTCCTGGCGTGGATACATTGCCGTACGAGGTCGTAAAGACTCCGGCCGAAATAGTCTGAGTTCCAAAGGCAGAATTGTTCGTACATGAAAGACTGAACGATGCCCCCGCCGTGGATTCAGCCCAGTTCAGGGTAATCTTGGATCCCAACGAGGTTGCCGAGAAACTGGTAGGTGCGGCTAAAGTGACCGCCGTCGTTGTCTGGACAGAACTTACAGAGTTCAGTCCTGCCGACACAGACACTAACGTGATCGTATACGTTCCCGCGTGTACCCCCGTGTATACGGCAACGTTTCCGGTAATGACGGGAACCACGCCGATATCGGGAGATGACGTCAGGGTGAACCCGCATCCTGGGGTCGCTTCTGACCATGAAAGCGTAGCAGTTGAACCGAAGACGCTCTGCTGGAAATTTGTGGGAGTGGACGGAGTGACGGAAAAATTGTTCACACTGGTTGAACTACTCGTCACTCCTCCACATACCGATACCAAAGTAAAACTGTACGTACCGCATCCAAGCGACAGAATAAACGGTGGATTCCCGAGATTGTTGGAGGATCCGGTAGCCGCACCGGTCCACGTAAGATTGATTTGTGCCCCCGGCGTCGCAGACACCCACGAAAGAGTTACGCTATTGTTCAAGTTATCCGCTGCGGTAAATGACGTGGGCATAGAAGGAGCCACGGAGATCGTCCGAACGGTACTGTACGATGTGAGTCCAAAGAGAGTCGCACCAACCTGGAACGAATACGTTCCCGGCGAACGCGTAACCGTAAACGGATTGGTGGTAGGTACCAATGTTGTTCCTCCCGTACTAATCGTGAATGTACAGTTAGGAGTGGTTTCGGCCCAGGAAATATTGATGGATCCCGAAGTCGGAGTCACGGTCATTATCGGTGTTGCGGGCTGGATAACTGTAACAGGAAACACGGGAGACGATGCGACTCCGAGAATACCGAGAAACCGGCAGGCGACATTGAAATTGAATATGGTAGATGTTCCCGGGGTAAACACTGTACCGGAAGGGTACGGAAACGTCGCCACTCCCACGGAATCTACCGAGGCGAACGACGCATTGTTCGTACACGTAAAGAAGTAGTCCGTAATTCCCTGGACGAGGGGGGTTAGAGGCGTCGCCGTAACCGGAGTTAGATACACTGCATTTCCGTCGTAGACCCCCGATGCGATTGTCGTTCCGAACGGAGGAACGGTCAGAGTGACGGAAGGAGCCGGACCTAGCCATCCAACAGTTGGTCCAATCGCCGGAGCCAATGAAATAGTGTAGAACGTATACGACAAACTACTCTGTCCGCCCGTATACACGATCGGAGTCGATGAAGATGACGCAACTGGTGGAGTCGTTACTGTAAGACCTGCCGGAGTGACTACGTTCCAATTACCCGGTGTGTTTGCGTAGACTTGAAGCGTAATTGTGCTTCCTATGTAGGAGGCTGTCGCAGAGATGATGGCCGGACTTGGAGCCGACTCATACCCTGTATATCCCGGACGCACATTTGTGAATGGGTGTCCGGAAGGCAGGCTGAACTGCGCCGTCATTGTTTAACCGTCTCAGTAGTTTTTTCATATTAAATGCATCCACTTCCAGTACAGGTATCCTTCAACGATCCAGCGTTCGTTCGTCGCGAGCTGTCGGGAGTACGTAATGAATTCATGGACGTGGAACGATTTCGGTGAGGGATCGCCCGAACAGTCTCCGAACACCCACTGCGTCGCTGGAATAGTTGTGCATGTTCCACTGACGGTTGCTCCGTAATTCAGGTTCCCGAGAGTCGTCGATCCACTCACGCTCGCAAACAGTTCGACGGTAGCTCCGCAGACTGTGGAATAGGAGCCCACATTGGCTCCTCCCGGGGACACGAACGGCGAACATACTCCAAACGTTGAACCGTTACTCGCATAGAATGCGAATGTTTGTCCGTTCGCCCCCGCTGCCGAGGTAGCAGTTGTGAACTGTCCCGTAGAAATCAGGAGGTAGGAGAGGGTAGGTACGGACGCAACCATAAACGCAGAAAACTGGCCGGTGGATGCGCCGCTGGTATACGTGCTCGTGGCCGAAGCGCCAGGTCCAAAGTAGATAGAAGGACGCACAGGGAGTCCGAAGTTGGAAGGGAGGGGTAAAGCTTTCAACGTCGTCGTCGACGAGACCAGATGATTCAAGACGGGGGATTTGTCGGTCCACGTAAAGGATGTTGTCCCGGTCACATTGATCGTCGTCGTATCTGCGGCATCCAGCCACATCGTGAGCCCCGTAATGTCCGAAGGTTCCGAAAGCGCATTGACTTCCGTCAGACTCTGGAGTCCAGGGGCCGAATAAACATACGGATGTCCCGCTGGAAGATTCGTTTGTAGTCCCCATTTCCAGGCAAGGTGTCCTTCCATAAGATTGCGGAATGGGGTTTCCGCGTACTGGTTGTACACGCACATCTCTCCCAACGTGAATTGTGCCCCAAATCCTCCATCGTTTCCTACATAGAACTGAGTATCCGCAGATGCGGGGTTGTAGTTGGCGGTGGTTCCTCGGGGACCGGACAGAAGAGTTGTTCCGTTACAGGAGAGGTACGTCATATTTCCGCCGTACCATGCCCAAAAGAGGATCGTAGGAGTACTCGCCGACAAATTGAACGACGGGCCGAAAAATATGCCCGACGATGTATTGTAGCTTTGTAGGGTCTGAACATTGGTAGACGGAGAATTGTAGCCTAGTCCAGGGTTTCCTTGGGCGTTTCCGTTTCCGGGACTGCCCCATCCAAGTATCCCAAGTTTCGTGGCCGTGAATTGAGATTTCGGAGTCAAGACGATGAACGCTGATCCCTGTGACGGGATAGGAAGTGTTCGAGACAAAAAGGTATTTGCCGTGAGAACTGACGTATTATTGCCCGGGAACACGAGGGCAGGAAGTGATCCGATGGTGGACATTGAAAAATTGTTGGCTTTTCCGGAGAGAGTGTACGTCGTTGTTCCGTCGGCTTTATCCGTCAGGGTTTTCAAGGTAGATCCTCCCGACAGCGTATACGACGCCGAATCCGCCATATCGATCCAGGATACGAGTCCTTGCATGACGTTGGCGGGCGTCGACGGAATAACCACCTGTTCTCCCGATGGCGCGAAATTTTTATACGGATGTCCGTTCGGTAACTGCCCTGTAAGTCCCCATTTTACCGCAAGGTATCCTTCGATCATTTGGCGGTCGGTAGTGGCGAGGGCTCGGTTGTATGCGATGATCTCGCAGACATGAAAACTTGCCGATAAGACGATGGAGGAAGGTATTGAAGAAGCACCGAGAGAGTAGGGAGTATTCACAATCGAATTGATCATCGCCGATTCACGGACGTCTGCGCCCGCATTGAAATTATGGTCTCCGCGTATAATCCCGGCCGTCGCATCGTAAATGGCCGAAAGAACGGTGGGAAGCGTATAGATCGTTAGATCGGTTGGCCACCGAGTATCGCCGTAAGCGTACTGGTACGGAGCCGAAATGGAATACTGTGTTTGCGAGACCCCGAACGCTCCTCCGGACACATCGTTGCCGGTCGCGAATCGCATGGTGGACGTAAGGGCTGGAGTTTGGTAGGCGATAAAGAGGGATTTGGAGATGGGGTTAGAAGGGTTGAGTGTGAACGTACCGCTATACGGAACCGCAGAGTACGGATGTAACGACGGAAGACTAGCCCGCAGTCCCCATTTCGTGGCGAGGTATCCTTCAACGGTCTGGCGTTCTTGATAATTTATAGAACGATTAAAGTGCATGATTTCAGCGATTTGACTGGAAGCGTATGGATAGTTTGCGAGTCCGTTAATGAAATAGACGCCAGTATTGGTTCCAGATTGAGGCGTCACCGCGGTTGAGGTGCGAGCGGTTCCGTTGACGGCATAATTGGTGATGGTTGTTGTTCCGGCAGTATATCCAATTGAAAAAATAAACCACTGATTTGCGGGAACAATAGAAGCAGGTGATCCTGGGTTGGGGTCCGTAGTTCCCTGGACATAATTTGGATCGGTCGAAGATGTTGCATTATTTAATAAAATGAGGGACCAGTTGCCCGAGAAGATGTAATCGTACCATGTCGCATTCGCGGCTGTGCTAGAACACAGACCAATCATCTGATGTGCATTGTCTGCTTTCCAGACAACGATGGAGGTAAACGACATATTCCATGTAAAATTTGGTATGATCATACGATTACCTCCAAAATTGAGAACATTGCTTCCGTTCTGTGTCGTTGTAGTAATAGCACCATCTATGGGTGTGGCTACAAACCCACTCCCGCTCTTATCCTTCCATCCGGTAAGCGAAGAGGTGGGTCCAACATACGTTGTCGTGTCCGCCGCATCCAGCCACAGAACGCACCCCGGAACAGATAGAGATCCCATACCCGAATTTAATGTTGAAGTCATCTGTGCGCCCGGTGGAAAAAAGATTGAGGGTTGACCGGTAATCAAGGTGTTGGAGATAACAGGTGGCGGACAGGAAGAAAACACTGAGTTCGCTGGAGTTATCGTGTAGGAAAGCGGAATATTCCACTTATACGAAAGGTATCCCTCTACCTGCTGCTGCTGTTCAGTCGTGAGTTGTCCGTCAAAAATTATGAGTTCGGCGATATCCACCGTATCCTGTCCACCAATATACTGTATCTCAGTTCCGGGAGTGAACGTGAACCATGGAGGTGAATAATCTAACACCTGCGATGATCCATTGAAGAATATACGACCAGGGGTATTTGCTGCTGTAATAAGGGCATTTGAGTTTATAATGACGCTTCCAGACAGGTATGGAGGGTAAGGATAAGGATAGGATACCGCACCGTTTTGACAACATGTTCCAAGTGCAAGGGTAGAATTTGCGTATCCGTACAACTGTATTCCAACATACGAACCGCATATGACGTTGTTTAGAATTCCAGGATTGTTCACAGTTGTCAAGTGCGTGACGGCAAAGACCGTGCGGTATATTGTAGTGAATGTAGTGGATTCGTATAAACTTACCCCCGCTGGGAAACGGAACACGGGTTTTCCGTTCATCGTATACTGATTAGCACTCACAACGCCCCCACTCGCATTCAAAGAACCTCCGGTGGATCCCTTATTTTTGACGGTTGAGATGGATGTAGTCCCCGTATACGTAGTCGTATCCGCCGCATCCAGCCACAGAACACATCCGGGAACAGAAAACGTTGATGTATTGAAAGTATTCCCAGCCCCCGACCGATCTGCCCATGATGTAATTCCGGTAGTTGTAGCCGTAATTGTTGTTGTCGCCTGGGCATCGAGCCACAGTGATAATCCTGGAAGGCGGGAAGGCAAAAACCTTTCCTCGTTCAAGAGTTTCGCCATGGGATATACTGTTATGTATCTCCCCGAAATTTACATCGCATTCATAACCTTCTGGATCGAGACGACCGATACCCCCGAATGCGCCGAGAACTCTTTCAGAAACCCCCGGAGTTCAGTCTTCGTTTTCCCGCTTCCCAAAATCTTGGCGAGAACGCCCGCCACCATCACTTTCGGCGTATGCTCCAATTCCTCGTCGGGGGATTTGAAGATATCGTTGATGGCGTCCAGGATTTGGGACCGCTGGTCTTCGCTTGCCGACAAACCATTCATCATCCGCTCCGCTAACGACAACTGGGTTTTCAGCAGCGGGTTCTCCTCCGCATGAATCCCGAAATGCTGGATGGCTTTCGATAGAGAACGGGTCGAAACATTCACGATGGCGGCAATTTCTTCGTGCGTCCGCGACACCCCCATACGCCGACACGCCACAAAGAAGACGGCACCCATCAAGGCCCTTCGCGTCTCTCCCCTTAGTTTCAGCGCATCGTCCTGACCCCGAAACAGCGCAGATGCTTCTTGGAGAATGGCTTTCGTGAATCCGTTGCGGTACGAATACTGATTGAGTATTTCTAGCGCCGATAACCATGACCGTTCGGAATGGGAGGCTAAGGACCACGCCGACAATCGCTGGATGTTCTTGAAGGTGGGCGAGTTCACTTTCTTGTTCATCATCATGGATCCATACGACGAATCGGGGAGAAGGGAACTGATCGTCAAACCAACACGCGACGGATCTTCGTGCCGATCTTCAGAGCCGTAGTACCGCCATTCGGCACCCTCATCAATCGTTTGTTCCATGACGGTTCCGCAGGACGTACATACGCGCTGACCTTCCTCAATCACTAACTGTTTCTCAGGATGGTCACACATCTATGTTAAACTTGCCTACCTCTTACCCCTCCTCAAAAATGTCCGTTTTTACCGCTTACCGCTTACGGTTACCGCATTCGAGATTGAAGGAAGTTCATGGCCGAGTCGTCGTACACAAATGGACGGTAATCAGCGCCTGATTTGGGAGGCGCACGGATTCGAGGAGCCTGATTTTGTGGTTTGATCCACGAAATAACTAACGATAATCCAGAGGCTACCCAGACTTGGAACCCCTGTTCCGTAAGTGCGTCCCTCACATACTCGATGGCTTCACGGTGGTCGTACAAGGGGTACCCAAACACGAAGGAGGGAACGTCAAACACGAAATAGGGGGCCTGGGGGTTATGTATCGCATGGAGTTTTAGTTGAGAGGATAAGTTGGAGAGAACAGGTCGCATCGCCAGCATTTTGGCGGTTTTGCGTTCATCTTCTTGCTTCCACAGATCTTTTGCGCGAAGCATTTTCCTAGTCGCAGAAAAGAAGACTCAATGAATAGCGATATCCTAGCCTTGAATGGAGGCGGAATGCGAGGAGCCTTACAAATCGGTGCGCTCCAAGAACTCGCAACAGAATCCACCGACCAATCACTTGCCGACCGCTTTTCGGGCGGAGTGTACGGTTATTCTATCGGCGCTCTCATTGGAACTCTGATTGCGTTTGAGTTTGAGATTTCAGAATTTAGTTCTCTGATCGAAGTTCTCGGAAATATGCAGGACGCGCTTCATCCTCCCCGTCTCCAAACTCTGCTTACATTCACCCAAACGCGCGGAGCAGATGACGGATCGAAAATCAGAGATGCGATGGCCGCCGCCTTTTCAAAACATGGAATGAATCTTGATACTCTGCGCGTCGGAGATGCCGCGATTCCCCTACATATTATCGCATCGGATCTCACAGATCTTAAGACGGTTATATTCGGTCCATCGGTTCTGTTATGGGATGCACTGCGGGCTTCATTTTCCCTGCCCTATATTTTCACGCCGCACACGATCGGGACTCATTTGTATGTCGACGGAGCAGTGCTGTGCTTGAATATTTCCAAGGCTGTTCCCCGTGCGCAAAGGGAACGAACCCTGTTTCTATTGACGGCGCATACCAAAGACTTCACGACAAATTATTATTTGGACAATATTGCCTTTGCCCGCAATATTAAGGAGACGCACGATACACGAGACAGGTATCCTCAGAATACGTGTCTCCTGATCGAAGATGATGCGAAAATGTTCAGTTTTTGGAAATCGACGGATATCGTGGAGCACCTACTTGCTGTTGGTCGACGGTGTTACACTGAGTTCAGGACCAAGTGCCGACACCAAGAACTGGCGTAAGACGTCTACTTTCGGAGGCCCAAGGTATTCGTACGTCGTCGAGGTGGTCTGGAGTTTGTAGGTAGGATACGAGTCCACTTTGTACTGGCTACACTGTTTCTTGTCGGATTCGCAGTTCACAAACTGGACGTCCACGACCTTGCCGCCGTACGTGTAGTCTTCCACGAGTTTTTGGAGACTCTTGACTTCAGGTTGGGCTTCCTGGGAATAGGGGCACCACTTTGTAAAAAAGAAGAGGAGGTGGGCTTTGCCGGGATCGACGGCAACCGTGGTAGGACTTTCCTGGAGTACCATGCGGGACGCCGGGGGGAAGCCGCGGACCAGCCAGTAGACGCCCACGAACAGGACCAAGACGGCCAGTGTGAATCCTCCGGCGATAAGCCCGGTTTTCATGAACTCGGCATTACTCATTTGGGATAGAGAACAGAGGTTATTTTTCGTTCAAGAGCATACCATTCGCGGTAGGCTTGGTGGACGGGAGTACCTGAAGCCAGTGTCCACATAATCATATGCGTCTGGCGCTCAGGTTCACCTGCTTTGGGGGAAACGGTATACCACTTACCGTTCAAGCGGAACATTCTTATATATTAGATCGCGTTGGCTGTAATAGGACTTTCTGGTAAACTTACATGACTCCAAATTACTCCTTTCAAAATCTTATAAATAATTGTTGACGAAACTCCATACCCTGTGGCGAGCTTCCTCTGCGATATTGTTCGTCCTGCTTGTTTAATTTCAATGACCATATCTTCAGTTAATTTTGAACATCCGTGGTTTTCGCCTTTTACAACAGCCCCCCTACCTTTCTTGATTTTATCATCTACGTTTTCTTGATTTGTTCCTTCCCATATGTGGTCTGGATTACAGCAGGGTGGATTGTCACATGTGTGTAGTGCGCACATTCCCTCGCCGATGCTTCTTCCAAGCTTTTTAGACAGAACATACCGATGTGTCTGTATCTTTTTTCCGTGAATCTTTACATGTCCATAACCTTTTGGTAATTTTTGTCCAGTCCATTCCATACAGTTATTTTCAGTAGACTTTAAACGTGTCTGAAACCAGGTATGAAACTCTGAATCAGACATGTTGGGTTTCCGCGCAGTCATACCTACTGATTATTATTCAATAATACATTTATTACCTGTAAATTTAGACATTACAGGTATGTTGTCTTACTTAAAGACGCGCAGGAAATCCGACAAGATTAGCGCCAATACCGAATCCAGCACCCGTGCGCGCGGACGAGCCGACAGACGGGGCGTAGATGTCGAGGATGGCGAAGACGGCCAGCGCCGTGAGGGCGATGGTTCCAATCTCGTCGACGCGGAGCTTCTTGCCCGGGAGCAGGTAGCACGCGACGGCGACGGCGAGGCCCTCCAGGGCGTACTTAACCAGGCGCTTGAGCAGGTCGGCAACATCGATTCCCATGGACGGGGCGGGGGCTTGTGTGGCGGCCATCTTGGTTTATACTTGATAAAGGAGAAAATTTCGTTAATCATCAGTGTAGGCAAAGAGGAAGAGGGCCACCATACTCATGCCGATGGCTACCCAACGCAGTCCCTTAATAGATTCCTTGAACACCATGACGCCCGAGAACGTAACGAGGATGTCGGACGTCAAGTTCCAAATCAAATTGGTGACCGTCATGTTCTCGAACTTCATGGCTTTCATGAAGAGGTAGGGCTGGACGGAGTATACGAGAGTCGCAACCACCAGACCCATACTGTACGAGACGGACCCCAGACTCACAAACTTTGCCGTGAACATCATCACGACGTCAATGGTCGCCATGACGACCCCAAACACAATCGGAAGAGTGGAAATGCTTCCATACTTCCAGTTGATACTCGCAATACCTTTATCCAGCAGATCGCTGCTTTTCACCACCATTATTCAAACCGGACACTTTACTTGCTTACTTGCCCACCAGCCCCCACACCGTCTTGTGTGTGAAATGCCAAGCCAGGCCGAACACCGCGGCGTGAGTGAGGTTCACCGTCATCGTCGATCCTCCGGGGGGTAGGCGGACCAGGACGCCAGGGGTTAGGAGGTAGAAGAGAACTGCCGCATAAAGAGCCATGCGCCACATTTGTTTGTTTGTATATACGCGGGAAAAAAGTGTTTTAACAAGGGTTGATAGGAAGTATAAATGAGCACGAAGAAGGTTGAACTACCTAAGGTCGACGACGACGGCGTGGTGGACTACCTCGATGAGGACCCCGAGCTGCCCAACCAGCGCTATGTGATTGTCTCTTTTCTTTCTCCCGAGAAGGTGATTGAGCGCAAGCAGGAGTACTTTTTCCAGAAGTTCATTCAGTGGATGGACTACGACTGGAAGGTGAAGGGCCTCGAGCATTTTGCCGACTACATTTCCAAGAAGTATTCGCTCAAGATCGATGATATCATGAAGGATATCCACGATTTCGAGAAGACGCATCGCGAGGAGGTGAAGAAGACTGATGTCCCCGAGCAGTACCAGGTCTTCCTCCTCAAGCACGAGAAGGAGGTTCAGGAGTCGTTCGATAAGGCGAACAACTTCCAGTGCAATACTCGCGGAGTCAAGGTCCGTCGTGCGTTCCCGTCGTACGAGGAGGCGCAGCTGTGGTGCAAGGTGCTCCAGCGCAAGTACCCGAAGGACAATCTGATGATCGGTCGTATGGGTTGCTGGCTGCCGTGGGAGCCGTCTGAGCATCTCATGGAGAACGTGGAGTACGCGAACTCCCAGCTCAACGAGATCATGCGCAAGTACAAGGAGAACGAGGCCAACCGCGAGCTGTTCTTTGCGGAGGAGCGCGAGGTGTCGATTAAGGCGCAGAAGGAGGAGAACGCCAAGCGCCGTGCGGAGCAGAATCAGCTGCGGGATCTGGAGAAGCCCGTTCACCCGGCAGAGGGAGCGATGCGTGATTGAACTGAACTGCTACCCCTGCTTTTTTACCCAGACGGACGGACCACGACGTTGAGTCACAAGTTCGGAGTTGTACTCGTTGGCGGCTAACATGGTGGACATGAACGGTTTATTATCGGCCCAGAGGGAGTCGGCGCACATATGAAACGGAGGATGGTCCTGAGCTTTATACCAGAACACCTGATCTTCTAACTTGTTGGAGACGGCGGAATTACATATGACCAGACATTCATAGTTTTCCGTACACTGGTCCATGAACTGACAGAACATCTCAAAGGAGGGAAACATACCTGCGTAATTTTCGTAGATACGTTTGCGATTTCCGAGAATGTTCTCGCGCAGAATGAAGACAAAGTCGACGTTCGTGCGCAGGGAGGGGGGAATACCGAGCGGGTACTGCATCGTGATCAGGGTGGACATATCTACATGACGACCGTTCATGAACACGTAGCGGGTAGATTCCTGACGAATCCACGTATCGTCAAACAAACAGTCGTCGAGAATGAGGAACGCACGAGGATCCGCGCTGAGAGACCCTAAACCCCGCTGCTGTTTCAGGGCCAATTGACGGCGAATGACGTTAGTAATGATTTCGGGTTTGTATTTATCGTGAATGAGTTTGGAAGGGACCATATCTTGAAAGAAGCGGTTCGCAGCCTCTGTTCCCGAAATGACGGTTCCTATCGGAAAGGCATCCTGATTGTGAAAGAGGATATCGCGTACCAAGAACGATTTTCCGGTATCCTTTTTCCCGATAAGAACAATCATAGGAGATTTATGCGAGTCCATCGCACATCGTTCTTTTATGACCTCTATATTGAACTTTTTGATATTAAAGTTCATCGGTATTCGTATTAGTATTTTCACACGAATAAATAATGGCTAAAAACACACACGCATACACAGTTCACGCCATCCAGTTAACCGCCTCTGACGCCGCACGGGTCACAGGAAACATTGCTATATTTTCGGTTCTGTACACCCTCGCAGGAGCGCTTCTTTCCTATGTTCTGTACTACCTCTTTGACGTCTACGATCCCGAACATCCGGAGTGGGAAAAGAAAGGTCTGTCGTACCAGCTATTCGATGTCTCCGTAGAAGTCGCCATGATCGGAATTGTCGCTTTCTGGCTAGTCTATTTCATGAACGTCTCCACCCCCATCATCCCTGTTCGGAAAGGACTCGAAGATTTCGTGGATTCGTATACCGCCGGCCTTTTCTTCATGTTCGCCATCTTCATTTTCCTCGGAGACCTCACCAATAAACTCAAATACATCTTCGATACATTTTTGGGATCGCATTTCGATTCCATCTTCCCAGCCGAGGGGTCAATTCTGGATGGTACGCTGCGGTACAGCAAGGAGCAAAAAGAGAGCAAGTAAACATAATCGGTTGAAATGCCTAAACCTGTGTCGGACCTACGGACAACCAATAGCCCATTGGATGTCCATAAGTATTCGAATATCCAGGGGCTACAGGAACAGGCGCAGAAACACTGGGGACTGCGCCGCCTCCAGCCCTTTTTTCCGTCCATTGAAAAGTTGTTCAAGCTGGATGTTCGCCTGCCGCACCATTACGGAATCAAGACGGCGGTTCCTATCCAGACAATCACCGGCGAATCTTCGGTGTTTGCCGGAGGAATTGAGACCCCTATCCACTTGAAAAAGACGATGTTGTATTCGGCCTACCGCGTTATGCACGGAGAGTATGCGGGAACCGGACTTCCGAATGTCGGAGATGTCGCAACCGAACCTCTGCGCATTCAGTCCCCGTACAATGCGGGATACGTTGGCTCGCTTGCGTCCATTGTTCTGTCCGAATCCGCCAGCCAGCATTTTCCTCGAGTGTACGGTGTGTTTTCGGGCGTCGCCGAGCGGCATGTTCTAGACATTTCCGACGATTATGAGGATCTGTGTGAACGTCCGTGGTTCTCCCAGAACATTGGTCATTTCTTTGAGCTTCGGCTACGCAAACCCGAAGTTCCCGTTCTCCAGTTTGCCGATTATCCGTCCGAGAACACCATTGATCTGGGCGCAACCGAGCTTGAACCAATAACACCTATTGTTCCGACCAATTACGATGCGGACGATGAAGGGCAGGGGCATGACCATGGACATGGACATGAACATGACCATGAAGATTCGGGGGATGTAGACAGCACGGACGATTGTTCGACGGACTATATTTTCAATGTTCGGTCGTGTTCGGACAGCGAGAGCGAGAGCGAGAATGATGAGGAAGATGACGAGTGTGGAAGCAACGGGTTTTCCGAGCCGGAAGAGGATGAGGCGTTTGCGCACGCCATTTTCAAGGATGCTCCAATTCAGGTCACAGTTATGGAGAAATGCGAGGGGACCATGTATAAACTGTTCAAGGAGAATCCTGAACTGCCTAAGCGGTGTGCGTGGATGGCGCAGGTGATTTTCGCACTGGCCTTTGCCCAGCGCACGTTTGGGTTTGTTCACAATGATCTTCATATTATGAATGTCATGTATGTTCCTACCGACAAAGAGTATTTCTATTACGGGGTTGGAGGAAAGACGTATCGGGTTCCGACGTACGGAAAACTGATTAAGATTATTGATTTTGATCGTGCGACCTTTTCCGTTAAATTACCGAAAATGAAAGAGTCAAAGTTTTTTATGTCCGACCAGTTTCATCAGGAGGAGGAGGCGGGAGGACAGTATAATATTGCTCCGTTCTATAACCCAAAATACTCCGAAGTGAAACCCAATCCATCGTTTGACCTCGTACGTCTTGCTACTTCAATGTTCTGGGACTGTTTTCCGAACGGGGTGTCCGACGACTACACGGGGAATCCGCTGTACACCATGTTCATACAGTGGCTCACCCTCCCCGACGGACGGTC